AATCTGAGGATATAACTCCGCCTCCGCCATTTCCATTTCCGGTTGCATCTGCACCATCAATAACTCCAGTTTGATTGGTTGCATATGCGTTACCGCCTTTCGTTCCATCCGGCATTGGCAAAATAAGCATTGCGATTCGTGTACTTGATGGATTTCCATAAACATAGACGGATCCGCCAGCACATAAACTGACCATATTTTTATCAAATTGATTTTGAGATTCTGTCGGAAGTTGCGCAGTTCCTGCGTCAGCACGCAGGACGTTTTGGTTGTTGTTGAAAGAAAAGAATATACGAGATCCATATAATACAACACCATCACCTGTACCAGAACGGGCGGCTATTGTACCTTGACCGCCTTTCGGATACGTACTATACTCACTAGTAGGCAATCCCCCCTCACCTCCGGAAACAGTAATTCCATTAACTGAGGTTGTCCCTCCGGATTGTCCGGGTTTTCGATCAACTACCCGCTCGCCACCAGCACCAATGACGATATTAATTATATCGCCTTTATACACATTCAATATTACATTTTTTCCGTATCCGGATGCTCCACCGGTTGCCGAAAAACCCTGGTCACTAGTCGTAAACCAGGAACATCCACTTCCTCCTCCGCCGATCATGTAAGCACCCAACTCGCCATCGAAATCGACAGTAAAAGTATACGCTCCGGCCTTCTTAAAAGATTGAATGAGAGTCCAGATACCATTCTTGACAGCTCCACCGATTTGTGATAAGGCCGAATTAACATTTGAATTCTTAGGAAGTTCCAACAAAAGTGCTGTCGGATCGTCGATAAGCGTATATCGAGCTGTTTTTGCTTCATCAATCTGCCTCTGGAGGTTGGCGACGACGTTGTCGGAGAGCTGAGCCTTGAGATTATCGAACCACTCATCGAATTCCCCATTCCACTGATTGAATAGATCATCGATCGCAGTCGTTGCAATAATTCCAGTGACAAACGGGCAAGCCGCGGTGCCGACGGCGTTCTCAATCGAGCTCGCTGCGATCTGGGTCACGCCAGGCGCCACAGTCACCCATGCCAGAGGATGCTGGTGGACTTTCTCACTATTCGTCAGGGTCGGCTTCACAGGAGAGGATGCCACAGTACCCTGAACAACACGAAGCTTATTGAGGCGAACACTGTCGGAGTGATTAGTCTCGAGCACGATCGCATCGATACGGCTGAGCGTCACGTCCGAAGCAGCGATGGCCAAGGGATAAGCCGCATCGTTCACATTCCACGTATGGTCAAACCATGCCTTGCCAGTACCGACCAGCACCTGCATACCCGTGCCAGCAGAGACCGCCATATGGTCGCCAATCGTGGTGAATACACCGTCAGCGATGATACCATCGAAGATAGCGGACATCTGTTCGGCGTTGTATTTTCGATCACCATTTTCGGAGTTAAAGAATCCGCATGTGAATGCCATTTTGATTCCTCCTATATTAGACTTCGGCGGTGAAGGTAGGAGTCATACTCTCACCAGATGTATCTTCCGAGAATACAATCTCAGAAACACGAGCCTTACCAGATTGTCCGTATTCATTCTGAACCTGGACAAGATCTCCAATGGTAAAGTCTCGTTTGTAGATGAACTGAATTCGAGCTTCTACTTCGCCTTCAAAAGACTGGGTGATACTCGTCTTTGCCAGTTCCTCTCGCCCCTTCTGCTGCATTTCGGCAATCATGTTAGCCGTTGCCTGCTGTTGACGTTCTGCGATCGCTGCAGCCTTCTCTTCTTCAGTGAGGTCCTCATCATGCTCGATATCATAGGTATCGACATCATCGCTTGCACCAGAATCGTCCGTAAACACTTCACGGCGCTCTAATCCGATGCCATAATTCTTTCCCGTCACCTCAGTTGTTTTACGAGCAGAACCCTCACCAGAGCCGCCGATAAGAGTAGCATTCTTAAGGACCTTCTTCGACTCGATGTAGTTGCTGGATAAGAAGTTGTCGAAACTCGGAGAAAAGACAACATAGGGGTTCTTTGTTTGGCCATATGCTCGATCTTCACCGGCATACAGCTCAAATATCATTTGTTTCGTCGAGAAATCCGGTAAGATACGGAATCCAATCTTCTTTTCTTCACAAATCCCGTAAATTGCCTCGTAGAGATTGTCGCCGAAATACTGCGTATCGACCGTAAGGGTCGTGATACGTGTATCGGTGGTCTCACGGAATACAAGATTCGGGATTTTCCGGTCCGAATTACTCGGCGAGATCGCATTTTGATTTAAGAGATTCCGAATCGATTTCTGGAGATTGCCATAGCACTGACGATAACCCCAGATGATACGACGCTCGAGAATAGACTCCAAAGAACGGCCGGTAACCGTTAGGAAATTACCGTCCTCGACATCCACCTTGGTCTCAATGGTCTCGATGACCATCAGTCGATCGGATTTCTCCCGACACCAAAGGTAGTAGTCCTGCTTGAACTCCTTCCCGATTGGCATGTCCGCTGGTACATAGACCTCAAAGTCGCCATAACCAAGGAATCGATCTGTCCAAATGAACGACTGGAAGGCATCTAAGATAGCAACGACTTCCCAATTCTTATCGAGAATCAATGCATCCATCTTAGATACCTCCGTATGCGTTCTTATAGGAGAAGGTAATCAGCAGATTCGCTTCCTCCTCTTGGGTAACGAAGTTGAACATATTCACGCCATTGGAGACCTGGAACCAATCGGCATCCATGTCAACGGCAGAAATAATATTCGTCTCCTTACCCTCGCGCAGAAGTCTAGCGTATTTATTACCCTTCATGGTCGAGATGATAATATCATCGCCAGCGTCAAATACTGCACCCGTCAGAGCCTTGATTTGAGCATCAAATATCTTAAAGTGCGCCCTAGTATTGACATTGTAGAGGGTAATATCACCCGATTTAGTTAGTGCATGGATTGTGATGAGAACACCCGTGTCCATATCACCAACGTAGCTCAGAACTGCTCTCGGGTCGTCCACTGGTCTACCCATTTCGAGAAGATTCTCGGTAAGAGACTCGTTGGAGAATGGGAATTCGAATAGCGGCTCAACATTGGTATAGACCTTCTCGCTACCGCCAACCTCATAGAAATAAGGATCCGGGCAGATGATGCTGATTTGTGTAGATTCCTCAGAGGAGAATATATTCGGCTCGTTGGACTCTACATAACCGCTGATCTCTGCCAGGCGATTATCTGTCTCAATCTCAAGCTTGATTTGCTTTTTGATCGGGAAGAACTTATAGGTCTTCTGTCTTGAATCCTCGATCGTCGGTGCGAACAGCATACCGAGGGTAATGACGATATTACGGTTCTCACAACGAGAAGAGGCATAAAGACTACCATCAATGGTTGTCAGTTCTGATGTGTTGATATTCGCCTTGGGAGGACCGAGCCCCTCGATGTCCTTAATATAAAGACCCGAGGGGTCCGGGTTCGTGAGCTCCAGACGAAGTGTTTCACCTTTCGGGTTGGTTACCGTTAAGGCCTTAATCATAAGCCCACTCCTTCCTTATTGGTAGCTATTTTTCACATTTGAGAAGAGATTCTTGCCATCGCGATAGATCTCAGCGCGGCTCAAAGCCTTCGGACTGGTGTTGTTCTGCGTGTAGTTGTAGGTATTGTTCACGGTTTTCGATCCGGTAATACCATTCACAACATCCTTGAATCCACCGGCTACCTGACCAGCAAGAACAACTGTACGTCCAATCGGAGTAGAACCGATTAGCGAATTCATTGCACTCACACCAGATTTCACTTTACTATCGTCAATGACGGGGGTGATGACCGGAGCAGTCTCAATACCATCCGTAATATCACGGTTAAGGGTCTGAATGCCGATAGAGAGGTTATCGGTGTAGCCGTTAACCATCCCACCAGAGACCATATTGATGATATCACCAAGAACAGTATTAAGAGCTGCCTGGACATTACCACCATTAGCGATGATGCCATCAGCAATTCGCTCAGAGATGACCTCACCACAAGCAACCCACTGCTCTTCCTTAGATTCAGCCATCGCGAGACCGCCATTGATCGCCTGACCAGTAGAAGTCGAGACAGCATCTGTCTTCTCAACAATACCCTGTGCAAATGTGGTAGACATCGTCTGACCGTATTTGAGGAATGTCGGAGTAAGGCTACCGAGGACATCGTCCGCACTATTGACATAGGACTGTCTAGCAGCCTCGAGTGCAGCGTCTGCGGCCTTCGTCGCCTCACTTGCCGTGGTCGTCAGAAGATGGTACGGATCGTAACCAGTATCCTTTGCGGCAACACGGTTGATCTGCTCCAAAGCAAACCCCTGTTCGAGGAGCATGTCTTTGTATTCAGCCATCCATTTGGCATAAGCGACCATACGATCCTTCTCGCTCGTCGTAACCTGCTCTTGGTTGGATTTGACTTCCTGAGCTTTCTCGGCGAGAGTTATTTGGGCATTGAGGAGCTTGTTGTAGGCATCCAGAGCATTCTTCGACTCACTTCCATATGCCTTAACTGTTGCCGTATACTCTTCCTCAGCCTTGCCAAGCTGCTGCGTTAGATTGTTGAGCTCCTTAACCTTAAGGGCTTCATCCACAGCAGTCTTATCGGCATCGGTAGCAGTACCACCAAAGAGCGTTGTCCAGACTTTCTGTTCGAGACCATAGCTCGTGAGTCGAGTACCGAGTTTGTTGAGCTCGGACTGGAGACCCTCGATATAAGATGCACCGGCAGACTTACCGGCCTTACCAGCTTTTGCGGTGACTTCTTCCGAAGTTTCGTCAATGGCCGTTCCGGTTTTATGGAATGCATCGTATGTTTGCTTCACGATATCATCGTAACCATCACCGACGATCTCTTTGAGTTCACCCATGGATGCACGATTGGCCGTAGTCAGCATGAACAGGCGCTTGTTCTCAGCACTCGCAATCGAGACGTTGAATTTGTTGTAGACCTCCTGAAGTTCCTCATAGGTGATCTCACCACTCTTCAGCATCTCATTTGCGAGGTTACGGGCCGCAATAAGAACGGTCTTCTTACTACCGTCGAGACCATAACGGACACCCATATCGTAATACTTACCGATCAACTCACCCTGTCCAGAAGGAGAGTGAATGTCGAGCTCATCACGAACGGTGCGATCGATGGCTTTCGCAACATCACGAGCAGCGCCAGTCAGAGAATTGACGGTGGGCACATCCATAAGACCCTTACGGATACCCCTGAGGTAGTTCATACCGATGTCTTTATACTCGGCAGTGCGATTCGAGAACTGAGTGAAGATGTTGTTGGCAATATTGGTCGCCACGGCATAGATACCGGACTCAATATCCCTCATTCTCTGCTGAACTGTCGTTAAAACATCGGCATTTTGAATGGACTTGACGAGATTGGCAAGTGCTTCATTCGCAGCGTTCATTGCATCCGTGTTGACTTCAGCAACGACACCGGAATATTGAACCAGTGCCTCACCCATGTCCTTAAGCTGCTTGGCGAAATTACTAAGCGAGCCCTTACTACGACCAGCACCCGTATTCGGGACTTGATCGACGGCTACGGCGAGATTTGCAATGATATTGCTCGTCTTCATGGCGATCTCACTACTATTGACCGGGGCACCAGCCATAATAGTCAAGAAATCGATCATGTTCGGAGCCGCCAAAGCAAGCTCAGCTGCAAATAAAGAGATTAGATTCTCACCGGTGAAGAACGCCTTAAACGCGGAATATTTCGGCGTGACGGCGACGGCAGTTGCCATTGTTGTGACAATGTCAGATACCATGTCGACTAGCGTCTTACTATCCGCGGGGAGACCCTCACTCTTAGTCAAGAAGCCCTTAATATGCGGTGCCGCCAAATCCAGTTCAGCGGCGAACGAAGCAATGAAGGAATTGCCAAATACAGCACCCTTAAGACCGCCAAACGTCGGAATCTTAGATGCCGCTTCTGCCATACCGCCAATCGCATAGATTGCATTCTCGATGGACGACTGGTCAATCACTCCAACCTCAGTGTAGAACGTCTTGAGATATGGAGCAGAATTGGCCAACTGCTTCGAGAAGTCAAGCAGGTCACTTCTGCCGATGATGGACGCGAGACCATCCAAGAATTTCGTTCCAGTAAATATCAGCATGGCTTCGCCAAGAGATACCATATTACTAAATACGCTATCCTTCAGACCATTAATACCCTGGAAGAAGACGGATGCATTAGACCAGAATTCCTTAAGGTCCTTACCGAATTTGGTCAGGAACGAATCTCTCGCACCGACTACATCGGAAATCCCTTTCTTAATACCTCCGATAAAGGATCCAAGAGCAGTACCGATGTATTCCATGAATTTGATGTTGCCGTCCATGATCTTCTTGACGACTTCATTCTCGCCAAAGAAGGCCTGGAATGCACCAAATAGAGCACTCAATGCCGTAACAACCGCTACGACCATGCCAATGCCCTTAAGCGCACCGAGACCCATCTCTCCAAGAGGTGCTGCGACTCGCATCGCGACGCTCATGGCGGTTATGATAGTGCCGAGAGCCAAGGCGGCAGTTAGCATTTTATCCGTATTGCCGAGATTCTCGAGGACCGCCAATGCTCCACCAAGAATCAGAGTAGCAGCGGCCGCAAATCCGGCTCCGATAATAGCGTCCTTACCCCATACCTTGGCGATACTCAGCATCTTAAGAACGGCAACAAGAGCCGTTGCAGATGCGAGAATATCAAGGATGACCTCTTCGCGACTTGCGTCACCGAACCAGACAGCGAATAAGCTCTTCAGAGCATCGCGGATTTGAGGAGCATAGGTGCTTAGTCCGTTGATGAGAATGACAATCAGATCACCGAGACTTGCGATCATCGAGGGTGCGTACTCGCGAAGTTGCTTGAGTGCCTCGTCGAACATAACGATAAGACCCTCAACAATAGCCGGGGCGCCTCTCTTGAGAACGTGTCCGATGGTGATAAGAATATCAGTCAAGCCTTCCTCAATAACGGGAAGCATAACCTTGACTGCTTGGAAGAATGCTGCGATAGCAGCCACGATAGCCGCTACACCAGCCGCACCAATCGCAGACAAGGTGCCTAAAAGGACGGACAAAGCAGCAACAGCAGCACCAACACCAAGTGCAGCAAGACCGAACGCCAGCATAGATTTCTCCAAACCGGCGAACGTCTTAGCCAGAATGCCTAATCCGAATGCTGAACCGAGCATCAGGGCGATAGCTCCAGCGAGAGTTAAAAGACCTGCTCCAATGGCCGGGAGTTTGAGGGTAGAGAAAGCCTTGATCGGAATAACCAGCATGTTGAGTGCGAGTGCAAATGCCAGTATTCCGCTTGCCGTTCCAGCAACATTATTGTTGCCCATGATCGACAAACTGGCAGTTATTCCACCCATCAAAAGGCCAACAGAGATCAACCCTTGAGTAATCTGCTCCATTGGCAAACCACCAAGAATACGAAGAGGAACAACCAGTAAGGAGATAGAAATGGACAAAGCAAGGAGGCTCTTCGCTAGTCCAGCAAGAGACCCCTGCGTTATCGCCATCATGCCTTTTCCGGAAATACCAGCAAACCCCTTCATGGCAATGGACATTCCGCTAATCGAAGCGACGACACCAACGAGAAGTTTTGCGGTGGTAATCAGACCTTGCTGGAGGTCCTTGGCATCCATCTCTCCAAGAATCTTAATCGGCAATATCAATGCAGACAGTGCAAGTCCAAATGCAATTAGACTCGACGCTACACTTGAAAGCCGACCCGGAACTGCCTTCATGACAGCAATAGAACCAGTTATCGCACCGATTCCAATAATCAAGGATGCAATTCCCATTCCGAATTCGGTCCAACTAATTCCATCGAATGCCTGGAATGCACTTGCAAGAATTCGAACCGCCGTGGCTAAGGATAGGAAGACAAGAGCAAGTTTCATAACCTGCTTCTCGCCAACTTTAGTGGAAAGTGCAACGCCGACCTTTTCCAAAGCCACTAATATAGCGATAATTGCAAAGGTCGCTTTGGCAAACACCCATGTATCCTTTGCTGACTCGGTTAACTTAGCCAAAGCACCAGCCAGAATCGAAATGGCAGCTGACATACCAATCAATGCGCCAGCTAATGTAAGAAGCTCCGCCTTACCAGCGGTCATTTTCTTACCGCTCATAATGCCTAGAATGGCCGTTAGCTCGCCAAAGAGTAAGGCAACGGCTACAAGAGACTCACCCATGTTTTCGGGTTTTACACGGGAAATCAAGAACAAAGAAGCCGCCAAGATACCAACCGAGACGGCAATTGACTTAAGAACTTCAGCATTTACTTTGTTCTGGAAAGCCTTTAGCGTATCACCGGCTGTATTGAGAACGTTGGTGAGCGCATTAGCAACGCCAGCCCAATTGGTTTTCATTGCGGCAAATGCCTTAGCAATCTTCTTTATCTGCTCATAAAGACCGAAAAGAAGCGTTGTGCCAATCGCATCCGTTAAAGTGACGCCTTCGAAAATTGATTTGATGCGATCTCCGATAGGTTTCAACGTAGATGCGATGGATTTCGCGAACGACCCAATAGTCGAAGCAGCACTAGATGCCCAGCTCTTCAGCTGAGACACCCACGCCGATGCCTTACCGAATGCATTCTTTCCGGATTCGCCAATGGTATCAAACACCTTAGCGATCTGCTCACCAATCGGAGGAATCTCGGCAAGAGAAGTCGTGACATTATTGATGTCAAGGACATTGATTCCCGTAAAAGCAGAAATGCTCGTAGAAAGCATTCCTCCAAGGAACATGAACGCCCCACCAACGGCTTCCACTGCACGCTTCAATGTAGCAAATATACCTTCGATCACTCGCGATTCATCAACCATCTTAACAAGATTCGTTAACAAACCGCCAATGGTCGCAGAGAAGGAAAGAAGATAACTTGTAAGCGGAGCAGCCTGCGTTATAATCTTTCCGACCAATCCTAAAACGAGTTTGATCGGAGTGATCAGTAACTTGACGATCGATGCGAGACCCGATGCAACTTCTTTCACTTTCGCCAGCGTATCTTCGCTTGCAACAAGTTTCTCGCTAAAGTCCCGGAATCGGAATGTAAGATCCGCTAACTGCTGACCCGTCTTAGCTGGGAATATCTCGTTAAATCCCTCTCGAACAGCCTCAATGACGCTCAAGAGAGACTTGAAAATGTTCGTTAAGCCTTCCCACAAAGCAGTCTGACCACCAAGTTCAACCCACTCTTTCAGGATACTATTTCGATCCTCTGCCGGAGCAGCAAAGACATCCCACAAATCATTCGCCAGATTTGTCCAGATTTCTTTTGCTTTATCATAGCTACCGAAAATATAATCGAACGTGGTCATCCAGCCAGAACTAACCGCATCCTTAACAGAGTTGATAGCTTCTCCGAATGTCTTGGCTTCCTGAGCAGCTAATGCCGCACGATAGTAAACCTGCTCGAAGGCTCCATCCAGCATGGCGTAGGCTTCACTATAAGTATCAGCCATACCATTCTGAACGAGCTTATAGGCCGCCTCTGTCACTTGAGCAAAGCGACCAAACGCCTGCTCCATAACCTCTCGAGAAGCCCACTTATCGGCGAGCGTAGTCGAGAAGTTGCCGATATCAACAAGAGTACCTTTTGCGGTTCTCCCGTTTTTGTCCAAAGTACCGAGGGCTTTACCAACGTCGATAAATGTCTCTTTCAGCTGCTGAGACGCAACGCCAGAAAGTTCAAGGCTTCGCCAGTCCATAAGGGTCAGGAATCCTTGACCATAAGACTGGTTGAGGTTGTAGATTGAACGAGAGAACTCCGCAGCACCTTTACCGGCGAAAGAGGTTGCATTACCAATACCCTCAATCATCGGAATCAGTCGGTCGATATCACCACCGCTGGTGACCATCTGACCAAGAGATTGGGCCATCGTTGAGAAGTCATACGATGTCTCATCCGAGAACATCATAAGCTTCTCCAAATATCCATTGATCTCGTCAACAGACTTTCCGGTTGCATTAACGAGCGTCTGAACGTTGGACGTCTTTTGCTCGTACTTATTCCAGCCAGCTGTGACCTGATCAATCGAAAGTGATTTAACCAAAGAAACGCCGGTATCAATTGCCGCATTTGTGATGCGCTGAAGGGCCGTAAATGCGACAACACCCATAGCAGAAAATTTATCGGCTACTTTGTCAACCTGCTGTGCGAGTCCCTTCATGCCAGCCAGATCAGCAGCATTGTCGAGCTTCTCTAAACTCTTAGCCTGCTGATCGACGTCAAGGGATCGTTTAAATCGCTCCAGAGACTCGGTCGACTGGGCAATGTTCTTCTCAAAATTCGAATTTCGAAATTGAGCTTCGACAATTCTATAGTCAATACTAGTTGCCATCGTCAACTCACTTCCTTCCAGAGCTTAGTAGCCATAGACTCGAACAAGGGCCTTAATGCCGGATTGATGTAATCAACGCCTTGCACATAGGAACCATTTCGAGTCGCATGACCATATTGTATAAGAATAGCAATAGGAACTCCCTCATTCACGTTATTGTTAACCCAATAAAGCGAAATGCCCTGGGAGTTTACCTCGATTTCGTAATTCCATCCGGTAGCGGTTTTACCCGTATCCACCGGTGTAGCATCACGAAGAAGTTCAACCCCCTGCTTGCCATATTCGTTCAGCAGTTGGTAGAGACGCCTTTTCCGGTTTTTATAAAGAAACCCTTCAAAGTTCTTCAAACTGCCGGATTGTTTCATAACGACAAGGGCCATTGCTGTTATCTCCTAGCTAATTTGGCTTCTGCACGTCGACGTGCATTAATGGAACGATACTCATCAGCAGTCTCTCGACGAGACATCTTTTCGGGTTTTCCATTCTTTGCGTTGCATACGTCAATTAGTGTCAGAAGCCGGTTCAAATGCCATTTCTCATATTGCGATGGAATATTAAGTGTCACCATCCAATAATAGATGAGCTCCGATGTGATAACATCACGAGAAGTCGATTTCTTACGATGTCTCACGGTAGTGGCCGTCATCGAGTCATCGATGTACGCCATAACGGTATTAATATTCTCATTTGTCAAGAATTCGTACGCTTCTTTTGGAACATTCTGGGTGATCGTCATGCAGCGAATGTAATCAATCGTCTGCTCACGAGTCATCGGTTCCCTACGAAGAAAGGGGATGTGCCATTTGGCTTCCCATTTCGAAATAGAGACTAGAGAATGTTCAAGTTGGAGCGTTACTTCTTTAGTAAAGCTAAACTCTTGCGTGTCATCATTGAACACCTCTTGTTCAGGTATCGTCAGCCGAAGCATTCCCTAGCCTCCATTTCAACCATTTTGAATTTACTCCACCGGTTTGGGAGCGTCAGGGATCTTCGGAATGATGTTGTTGATGAACTCCGCCGTCTTATCAGGGTTCATCGCGAGCTCCATGAAAAGCTCAGAATATGCATCGGTCTGAGAGAACTTCTCGCGCATGTCTTCGTTCTTGACGAAGCGACGACCGTCGAGAGAACGCTCACCGTAGGAACGAAGGATGATGTCTTTGATGACCGAAACGATGGCCTTACCATCACGCTCCTTCGTAATTCTCTGAATCATGGCCTGCATCCCGCCGGGATACTCGGCTTCCATCTCCACGAGCTCAGCCTTGGACAGATTGAACTCGAAATTCTCCGTAACCTGATTACCGTCGTAATCCGTAAAAGTGATAGGTCTCCTATACATTGTGCTTTCTCCTTTTCAAAAAATAAAAATGATAGGAGGAGCCCCCGCAAAGAGGCCCCTCCGTAAAGATAGATTTAGCCGCCTGCCTTGAGAAGGTTGATGACCTCATCGGGCATCAGCAGCTTCGGGGCCACGCCATCCTCGCCGCCCATCGTAGTGGGATCCTTACCGAACAGGACATCCTCGAGAGTAGCGAGCTTCTGCGGATCGATCTTGGTGGAATCGATCACGATGGACGCAGTGGGCTTATAACCAGTCACATTCACCGGGGTGGTGGTGACCGTCCAGCTCAGAGTGGTAGCCTCGGGGCTGTCATTGACCGTCTGGTGGTTGCGCTCGGAGGGAGACGCCTGGCAGCCATAGCAGATGTGCAGCTTATAGCCGTGGTCCTGGCCGTCAGTGTCATTGCCGATCAGAGAACGATACACGAAGCCGAACATCTTACGCTTCTGCTGGCCGATCGTCATACCGGCGACCGGGCTCGCCAGACCATCACACTGGTCGAATTCCTCGGGAGAATAGTAGGCCTCGATGGTGTAGCCATACTCTTCCGCAGAGATCAGGTTGAGATACTTGATGTTGTCCGCATACAGAGCGGTGGACTCAGCACCGGAAGGAGATTCGTTGACCGCGGTCAGACCGTTCCAAGCGATGCCCTCGCCATAGGTATTGTTGTCACCCATAACGTACAGAACGCCATGGTCCACGCCGGTTTCATACAGGCGCTCACCAACAGCATCCCAGATAAGACGCTTATTAGCCATAGGATGTGATCCTCCTTAGAAATATATGGTAAACAAGTCGTGATTGAGGCGATCCTGCGTATAATGTCGAACAAATCGGGTCCTGGGGATCTTCGATACTTTATCGACGACAATACTATCAGGATTCGGATCGATCACGGTGACAGCATAGACATACTCCTGCTTATAAATGCTATTGTCCGCATGGCCATTACTGATCTCATCACGGTTATAGACAATAGCAGGATACGTCATCTGCTTATTCTCGGGCCTCTGGTAATAAACCTGATCAGACCCAAGAAGCTTTCGAAGGAGTTCATGAAACTTCCGCCTATTGGTTTCCATTCGAGTCATTGTATACTCCTCCTAACACAAGGGTGAGGCGGGGGTAGGCCTCTTTGACCATACGCACCCGCCACTTGGTTCCCATGTATGTTGCATAACGGATCGAGTGGAAGTTCTTTTTGGCATAGGGATCAGCAACAATGCTTAGATCATTCGCGATCACCAAATCGTCATTTAGACCTTCCTGAGCTTGAAGCTTCGCGGTGTTCGACACCCAATCGCCGAAGTGCTGACGTTCAACGATCTTCTCGATCCATACGCCTGGGCTCTCTTCGACCATTGTTGCATAGCCGATTTTCCCACAAAACTTCGCCATTTTGAATTAGCCGCCGGCCTTGACCGCGTAGGACTCGATGGTGATGGCGCTGTAGGGCTTGGTGAGAGCGCCGGAGCAACGGGTCTCCATCAGGTACTTCTGCTGGTTGTAGTCGATATCGAAATCGTCGAACATGGAGACTGCGCCACCCTTGTCAGCGCCGACAGTGTAGTCGGTTAGGTTGACGATGATGCCCATCAGGCTGTGGATGTAAGCCTTGGAATCGGACTCATGGGTCACTTCACGGGTCAGACCCTCCATGACGGGAACGGTAACGATCTTGCTCACGCGCAGAGCAGTACGAAGCTCTTCCTCGGTCTTGTACAGACGATGGCCGATGCCATCCTCGAGAAGCAGCAGGTTGGTGAGCATCTCTTCGGTGGTGTAGAGAGCGGGATTGCCGCTGCCCTTGTAGTCCTTGCGGGACTTGATGCACTGACGGATGAACTCCTTGGCCAGCTTGTCGTCATCATTGTAGGTAACGGAGTCGATACCGACCTTGATGGTGTACAGGTCCGCATCGGTCCAGATCGGGCGGATGTTGTCTTCCTTGATCTTGTCGTCAGAGGCGGTGGAACGGCCGTCGGACACCAGAATCGCGCGGGCGATTTCCTCATTGAGCATCATGCGCATCTCGCTCTTGAGCCAAGCGACGACGTCGAAGTCGACGATGTCGATGATGTCATCGCGATCGAGCTTCTGCTTCTTGTAGATGGTCTGGGGCGTGGTGGAACGCTTGAGCAGGGTGAAGACTTCTTCCTTCTTCAGCTTGCCCTTCAGGTAACCCTTGGCGCGGGCCTCATCGGCAGTGATGTCAGCGAAGACGGACTTGATGCGGGAGAACGGAACATGATGGACACCAGACATAACGCCGGAGACCCAGGACATGTCACGCTGGATGAACTGAGGCTGACGGGTAACATTGCGGTCGTCGGGGAACAGGTACTCGATGTTCTTGATACCGTAGTCGTCATGCATCAGAGCGTCAGACAGACCCTCCATGTCGTCCATGTGAGCCAGAACGGCTTCCTTCAGGGAGCTGCAGGCTTTGGCTTCCTTCACAAGAAGGGCAAAGTCCTCACGAGTGAGCTGAGCGGTCGTGTTCGCACCGCTCTCAAAGGCATTGTGAGCCATAGTGGAATCCTCCTTATTTTCTTCTCTGGCAGTTGCAACCAGATAATACATAACGTTTTTCTGCTTCTCATTCATGGAGTCAATGACATCCTGAATGGTCTCTTCAGAACCGTCAGCATGCTGAAGTTCCGGATTCGTAGTGGAGTTGTTTTCCACGGGATTTTCCTCCCCATTTTGATTTGCAGGAGTCGGATCAGATTCCGGCTCACTTTCGTTGGTTGGATTTTCTTCCGGACTCTCTTCGGCCGGCGTATTTTCCGGTTCCTCTTCCTCAAAGTCATCATCGCCATGACAAATGATCGGCTCCTGAGGGTAGATGCGAGCTTCATACTCAGCATCTTCGCCATGCGCCAGATCCATGTCCTCGATAAATGCCTGGGGATTTGCACCCGCCAGAACGAGACTGACTTCACGAATCATACCGTGTATAACATCGTGGCCCTTCTGCTTCAGCTGATTGGCGAGAATCGACAGAGAGGTGACGTCACCATGAGCAACAAGCTCTTTGCACATGTTGCCGAATTTGGTGTTGTTGAACAGACCATAGCAATACACGCCCTCGGGCTTATTGACCAAGGTAGCCTTACCGATAATGGCACTTGGCGTATCATGACGATGGTTCCAGACGAGTGGAACAACAGCACCGTTCTGATGTGCGAATGCGTTCTCGCGAATTACTCGACCATCAGTGCACAGAAGATTGTTCTTGGACGCCCAGCCCTGAAAATCGGAATTACCAGGACCCGGACGAACGTGATCAATATCGGGCATTATGTTTTTCCTCCTTCTTTAGAATTTTTGACCGATACGGTTTGGTCCGCTTTGGTTGGGACCGTAGGGGTTTGCTGATCCACTTTAGACTGTGACAAGTTCTTGTTACGGAGCTCATCAGCCTTCGGATCCTTAGACGGCTTCATACCGATAACCTGACGGATCTCATTGGAGGTAAGAATCTCATTACGAGTAAACTTATCTGCAATTTCAGCAATCTGGCTAACCGGTACGAGTTTAAAGGGATCTCTAAAGAAGGAGATCGATTCCATCTTCTTTCGCTGAGATGTCGTAAGGAATTTACGATAGAGCTCATCGGTAAGAGCAGAAGCACATGGCTCCACAGAGCGGTTGTTGTAGTTCAGCATCGTCGATTCGTCTGCAGTTCCATCCAATACACTCTGAGTGATACCCAACTGGGCGTATACCATACTCGTAAGGTATTCAATCTGAGTCATGAGGTTGTTTTCCACAGCACGATTCAACTGTGTGATCTTCTCCGTACCGTCCGTGTAAGCAATGCCGTACTTCGAACCCATGAGCTGTTCCTCGATCTGTTTTCGACGAGATTCAGCCTGGGTCTTACGGGCTTCTGTCTTAATGACATAGGGAAGCTGTATAATCAGATCGAGTTTACCGCTAGCAGACTGTTCGTCGATGGCATCAAGCAGGTTAAGCTTATGCACAAGACGCTTCATCATACTATTGGGCTCGTTGATTATCGCATAGAAGGGATTTTGAACGATGCCGACATTGGCTTTATCAAATGTGATGTTCTCGAACTGACCAGTACGATCGTTATAGCAACGAACCAATACCTGTCTCGGACGCCATTCGATGATTTCACCAATGCGCATCGTATAGTAGCGTGTGACAATGTCACCCTCTTGATCCGGTTCCTGGTCTGTGTCAATTGGACAAATAGCAATCGTACCCCAGTCGAACATGCTTAGGATTGCATCCTGCACAAATGCTCGGGAGGTCTGATCAATATTTGCTTCGACTTCAAGACAATGATTCAGATCATCATCAATCTTCTTAACAAATCGACCATTTTCATCCAATTGAACATGAAGGTAATCCAATGCAGCAACGTCCATCGCAATACGATTGTAAATCGCGGTTACGATAGTTTTTTCGTTACCACGGGACAAAATCACCCGATCCGGACGAGATGAACTGATCATCTGACCTGCCGGAACATAACGATCCCAGTCAGAATCTGAGAATGCATTCCACGCACGCTTCACTTTACTGAAGAGCGTTTCTGCCATTTTGAATTACCTCACTAAGACTGATAGAGCTTTCGAAACTCGGGATCATGTAATGCAAAGTCGTTCATTGCATCTCTCACAGAATATGGGTCGCTCAATGTAGACTTGTAAAAAGATCCACCATTTTTCGCAAAATAATCGTATGCTTTCGTCATTTTCTCCGTATAGTCTTTTCCTTTTGAAATCTCTGCAGAGTTTAATTCAGAAATTTTACGATTATTTTTAGAAACGAGAGCATCTATCTTTGCAATTCTCGCTTTTGTCCGGTCAATTTTCATAGCTTTTTGTGCCGCTCGAGCCTCTAATTTAGAAGCTTTGTATTCTAATTTATCAGCTCTTGCTTTGGTTGTGAAAAGACCGTACTCTTTTACTCGAAGTTCAGCAGCCTTCTGATTTGCTTTAGAAATCGAATTTGCATACTTCCGAGTTTGAAATTCCATTCTTTTGGTTAACTTATTTCGTCTCCCAATTAATCGAGAATTCGAATCGTGAAGTTTCGATACTCGTTTTCGACCAGCTTCTGTCAATGTTCCATCCGGATTCTGGTAACGACGGATGCCCCATCTCATACCGCGAATTCCATAATGGCAAAGTTCGTCGGAATAGACAACCATATGGTCACCTCCTTAATCAAAAGCTTCGATATTCAACTTGTAAGCAACGAATGCGTCCATCATTGCAGAAACAGCATCGATCTTTTGATCGTAGCGCTTCTTATGAAGCTTTCGATTGCCATTGGTATCCTCGATTACGATGCAGTTACCCATCGTAAAGGACATAAGTTCCTCATCAAAGAGAAGCATCCTCTCTTCTGAGAGTTTCTTCAGCTCGCCAAGAGGAACGGATTCGGTTTTTGCACCTTGTATAACTTTCTCGATACCGAATGGACCATTTTCCGAGATCCATTTTTCGATAAATTCTTTAGCATTATACGGGTCAAATCCAACGCATCGGATGTCGTATTGTGCCTCAGAGATAAATCGATCGAGATCGTCATACACGACCATCATGTTCAGAGTTACACCCTCGAGAACGATTAGACTTCCTTCTCGAATAAAGTCGCAGTACTTCTGATACATCGCCGGAGGCAATTTGTTAAGTGTGGTCGACGAAATATAATTTCGAGTCTTCACACCAAACGTCCCATTCGGTAAAGGAAATAGGAACGTAAATGCACAGAAGTCATCACCCTGAGAAAGGTCCATGCCAAGTGAACAAGGCATTTTCCAAAACTCGCGATGCTTATGAGGAATAGTCTCTTCATAGGGGAAGAAGTACGTATAACCCTCCATCGGAATGCCGAAACGCTTTGCAAGAATATCATTGCGTGCAGCCGGAGCCTTTTCTGCTCTCTCCACATCCAATTGATACACTTCATAGGTAACGGTCTTTCCAAGGTTTGGGTTCGCCTTCATCCACATAGAAGGATCTGCGACTTCATCAATGCTATCGAGCTTATACCACCAAATGGAGACATGTGGGTTGCGATACTCTCCTCTTAGGATGCTTTCCAGCTCCATTTTGATTGTATCGCCGCTACCATTTCGAACCGTTCCTTCCGAGCTTGTGGCTAAGATGAGATAGTCGTCAATCTTAGATGCACCTTGCTCTATAGCGCCAATAACATCCTCTCGAATGTCACCGGATAGCCATTCATCAATACTCGCATACTTGCATCGTAAGCCCTGAAGCTTAGCAATACTCATAGGACGAATCTCGAGCAAAGAACCGGTCAGGAAATTTTCAATACCCTTCTTGGTAGAGGTCAACTTCACACGATTGGCTTTCGACCCAGTTGTATTCTGGAGCGAGCCATCTGTGAGAAATTGGAATAGTGGACCTCTCGAACGAGTAATAGCAGTTCGAATTGGAGATAGAACTTCATCAGCCTGCTTCATTGTCGGAGCAGTCGTAATTTGGTGGGTAGTCGTCGTGTCGATGCAAAGCCCATAACTCTGAATACATGCATCATATAGTGATTTCGCAGCACCTCGACCAACGATCAAGTACTGCTTATTGCGAAGCCTTTTCTTAATTCGCTTTCGAACAAAACGAACACCACGACCATCAGGGCTAGGAACCGGTATACTCTTTTCCGTAAAGTAAAACCAGCCAAAGACATCCTCAGCCCAAAGTTTAAATGTGTCAAGAAGGTCTAAGTCTCCGCCATCGGTCAAGGTTAGCTCATTTTCGCAGAAAGCAAGAAAGCCCTCCACGGCTTCGTCATCATAGTAACATCCGGGATCATCGATAAGATCATCGATGAGGTTCATCTGCAAAGAAACTTCTCGATTTACCGGTATTTCTCCTCTAACTACGGCATCACGGAACATACCGTAATACCGTGGTACTGCGGTGTTCGATAATGCCATTTAGGTCACCTACTTATTCTTGGCCTCTTTTTCCTTGTCGGTTACCTTTGCATTGACCACATTGTCGCCAAGCACTTTGTTGACGCTCTTTGCCATCGCATACTTGGCGATTTGGGTAAGAGTATCCTGGGCAGCATTTTCCAGTGCTTTCCCCACCATCTCTTTGCCCTTAGTAACCGCAGATTTCTTCTGAGGCGTCGCCATAAGCTGATAGTATTGCTGTTCCAAACGCTTTCGATTCAGAAACGCATTCAGTTCAGCATCGCTCATCTCACTGACGGACTTCTGTTTCGGTTTCTCTTCAGCTGGCTTGGTTTTAATCTTTGAAGTCGTTTTCTTACGAGTAAAGATCGAATGACGTTTGCCCGTAGAATAGCGATTTCGGCCAGCTGTAGTGAGACTACCGTCGGAATTCTGATATCGACGGATGCCCCATTTCATGCCGCGAATTCCATAATGGCAAAGTTCATCACTATAAACAACCATTTTGAATTCTCTCCTTCCTTAAGGATCAACGGCGACATTAATTCGCCATTCGCATTCTTTCAACTGGTCCTTCAGAAGCTGAACGAGAAACGCATTTGCCGGTGGATCGAAGTTGAGCTTCGTGTAGAGGTAAATATAAGTCTTGATGTCTGCTAACTTAGCTCGATCAGAGATACATTCATCCCACGTATTACTCGAATCGCACACTGTGAAGTTATCGAAACTCGTTACGCCTAATTGGGACAAGAAAGAGCCTGCTGTGTTAATCTCCGTAAGAACATCCTCGTCGAAACAAGTATCGTCCTCAGAGATTCCGATCTTTTTCTTGATCGTATTGAGGATGCTATCGGTCATATGAATCCTCCTTACGTACGCTTAACAAAGATCTGCATACAGTAACCGTGACCCGAAGGAGTGATGACTTCATACCACTCGGGATTCGGTTCGGAAATGATCTCAACAGTCGTATCCTTCTGGATTACATAAAGGACTCGATCATTGACACTCGGACCCTTACGAATGTTGAGGAGGTCGGTACCGACCACGACACCCTGGCCAGTCTTAACTTCTTCAGTCTGGACTTCCGGTGCTTTTGCCTTCTTAGCCATATTTCCTCCTAATGCTTCCAAGGGCAAGTATCGAATAGCGAACGCGGAGTATAGTCCCGAGGGAGTAACTTTGCATCGCCATAATGAATTGCCCGGTGTGTATTGTCAGAACAGCATATGAGATACTCTGGATTGAGTAAGAACTTGCTCGATTGAGCAATGTCGTCAACCAACAAAGGGACCATATGATGAACAAGGATTCGCCCATATATGGGAAACTTTTCAATCCCTAGATCACAACACTCACGTCCGATTGTATCGCGTAGAATAACTTCTCTTCGTACTCGTTTCCATTCTTCAGAATTGTAAAATGTCTGATTAATCCATCGATCGTAACCGAAGGTATCCTCTCCAACATTTCCACCAATTCGAAGATACTCATATCGTTCAACCAAGGTGGGCAAAGTAATTAGTTCGGAATAGCATTTAATATTCCGGCTCATCGTCTTCGCTCCCTTGTCCACTATAGGTTTTAAACGCCTTGATTGCACTTTTGAAGAGCTCCTCCTGACTCTTCATCGATGTAATCGCTTCCGCCTTCGCATCCATCAACTTTTTCTGAGTTTCCAGGAGTTCAAGCTCCTTTTGCTCCTTAGTAGAAGCCAATTTCAGATAATGAGTGATGACTTGCGAAGACGCGGTTCCCTCTCTTAACTGCTTTTCAGCAAGATCCATGGCAAGAGCAATCATATGCTTCTCTTGAGCTTCTTCCGTCAACGGCGGTTTACGACTGATAGCCATGTCTCACGGTCTCCTTTCCTCCATTTTGAATTTTACTTGATCAAACCAAGCCGATCCAAAACGATGGCGAACTGCTCTCTTGTCAGGAAACCATTCGGATTTGAGCCATCCAGGATTTTACGCTGTTTGGCTCTATTCCAGGCATTCTGAAAAATATTGCCAACGGGCTTGGTAGACCGCTGCGCTAGATAGTTATCCATCATTTTGTTAAAAGTACTCTGATCCATATACTCATCCATTTCTGGGGGAAGTTTCCCCGCTAAAATCATTGAGTCGGTCCATTTCTTATGGGCATCCCACTGAAAGTGAGGGCGATCGACGAAAGACTTCCAATCGCCACCCCAACTGAATCCGACTTGCTTACCGATCTGCCCGCACTTCATGAAGAAATTTGGGTCATCGTACTCGTGTCCTTTTACATTCTTGCAAATATCGAATGCCAAGCCAGCTTTTACAGAATGAAAAGTCGGTTTTGTTGCTCTCTTAGAAGCGTACCCCTTCTTCACAAGATCACGCTGATACTCCTCGTCACGGACGGTCTCCGTTACAAGAACATTCAGACCAGCATCTTTGCAGAGTTGGAGAAACGTTTCACAATTTACACGAACGTCGGGGCGCAAGTACTTCAGATCACGAGAATGCATCATCTTACTTCACCTTCGACTTACTCGTTGACTCCTCGAGAGACTTATTGTAGCTGGCAGTTGAAACGCCGATCAAAGAACCGATAAATAGTTCAACCGCGGTGATTGTTGTTACGACTTCTGTTACATAACCGAAGCCCCAAGCTTTTGCAAGTCCTGCATACAATACAGAACAAGCAGGGAGAACAACAACAACGAGCCATTTGAGGACGTCATATACCTTGTTGTTCATCTCGAACTTCATCGTTTTCATCCTCCTTCTTGTGCTTAATACCGACAAGTTTGTCGGCTAGTCCCAAAGCGGCACTGGCGATTGATGTGATTCCACCAACGCCTAACACATATTGGAACAAGTTATCCCATTGCCAACCTTTATACGAATAGAATCCGACGGTATATATGATAAAAATACCGATAAAGATGTAAAAAGCTCGAAGAATGCGATTTCGAGTCTTTAACTTCTTAATTCGTTTTCCGTTTGCCATTTTGATCGACAATATGGTGTGCAGAAATATTTAAATAGTCCTCCATCTCCTTGATAGAGGACTGTTTCGCCTTCTCGTCATCTTTCAATGACGCCAAGATACCTCTGCATATGATTGCCATCTCTTTCCGAGTCGCAGCCATATCTTCATCATGATGTCGTCGCAAATCGGAAATGTCACGAGAATGAGCTTCTTCTAAACGAGCAATTCGTTCGTCTTGTTCCCGATCGTATTCCAACTTGTGGACAACTCGAGTGATGTAATTCCATACGACTGCACCTGCACCAAGGATGGCTGCGAATGAAATTATGGTTTGCCAGGAAATAGTTACAGGCATACACTTCACCCTTTCTATTTTAGAGTTGAGCACTTAATAGAACTCGTAATCGTGGCCATACCACAAATTCTAGTCAATGCTCAAAACTAAAAATAGAAGGGAGGGGCCCATAATGGACCCCAACCCCATCAACACCACTGATTTGAACAGTGATTTCGGGGTGGATCACCCGACAAGCCTCGCCTTCAAACGCCGGAGCAACGGCGTCGAGCATATACAGTACTCCGCTGTTGACGTTCATCGTGCGCACAGAACAAGGAAGCAAATTGCCATCCTTATAAAGTGCAACAGTGACAACGCCAGCCCCAGAGGGCGTAAATGCAACGGCACCACTAGCCGTATAAAGACCATCCGAAAGAATTCGGATACCCTGGAGACTCGTGGTCAGCGAACAACCCGTCTTCTCCAACTGTCCTCCAGGAGACAGAATGGTACCAGCCGTAACGAATGTCTGGGCCGTGGTGTTGAGCGCTGTTAAAGTAGACTTGCGATAGCAGTTACTTGCCATTTTGAATGCCCTCCTTGCTTGTCAAAGCACTACGAGGTGACTCAGTTGCAACCGCAACCATTGCAACAACCGCAACTGTTGCAGCCGCCGCAGCCGTAGTTATTGTAGCAGGTATTGGGATTCACACTCGGCTTGGAATAGAAATTACCAAGCTGACCCAGGATATACTGGTTCTGCTCCATATTGCTGATCCGCGTCTTCGCGTCAGACAGCTTGGTACGAAGCTCATCCAGATACTGGGACTGGATCAAATCACGTGTCAGCTGATTCTGCTCAATGATGGTCGTCTTGATGTCGCAGCAGCAAGACTGCATCTGGGCACCCAGCTGATTGAAGGAAAGCTGGTTAGTATAACGGTTCTCAAGAACCTCCTTCTGGGTCGCGCAATTGCCCGTGAGGACATCACGCTCAACCTGAGAAAGATCATTCGCAACGACCGCGGCGCCATTACCGAAACCGCGATTGCCGAAGAGACCACCGCCATTGAAAGCCAGGAAGAAGAGGAAGATCAGGATAACCCAGAGGAAGCCAGCGCTACCCCACGTATCACGACCATTGTCATCCTCGAGAGCCTTCATCATAAGAACATCGCTCAGTTCTGCCATTGTTAGTGTCCTCCTAATAAAAATATTATTTCAACTCAATAGTTGGCCACCCTACTGAGTTAAAACCAATATTAAAACCAATCGGAACCACTTTTGGGCTGCAATTGACTGGAAGCTACCCCACCAATTGCCTGTCGAGCTTCATTCCAGACACTGTCAGGAATGTTGAAGTTACGTAGACCCATCTTTCTAGCCATTCCGTAAACTTGCTGAAGCTCGTCTAACTGCTTTGAACTTATCTTTCCTTCTTGGGCAAACTGCCGAATTGCTTTCGCGGGATCGTCACCCCGCTTGATCATCGTTGACAACATTGCTGCTGTCTCCGGGGATCTCTTTGCCAGAGCGTTTAGTGCCATTCCTTGCGCTTCCTGCGGATTGCTTACCGCGTTCGCAAGTTTCACCAGATCCATTAGACTCATTTAAAGTCATCCTTTCCAAGATCTGACCCATCATCGCCTCTAAGCGATCGAGTCGAGCATCAGAGGATTCCTCTTTGGGCTCATTTTGAGTGGAAAGTTCCTTCGTATAGTCCACAGAGGATTCGCTCGAAGGAGTAAAGGATACGGCATCCGAAGAGTTTTGCATAAGAGAGCCAAATGAGTATGGCGTGATATATGTCTGTCCATTCTCATACTTCTTAGCCCAGAATCGTTTATTCTTAAAATCGAAGAACAAACGAGGAGTGCCATCCATTGGGACAGAAGCTTGCTCTACTTCACTCGGATCATGCACTTCGCTGTATTCGCCTCTACGGCGATTGGCGAACGTGTCATTAACGATCTGAGCAGGTTCGTTCATTGGCATTCGATTACTCATGTTCTGATACATATTGTTATACTGCTGCATCAGTTGATTCATCTCTTGCTGAATCTGCTCAGGGCTTTTCATCATCCCACAACGATTCCCCATTCCGGGGTTAAACATTGGACCAGGCATTCTCATTCACCTCCAAAAGCGCTTCTAAGAAAGGCTAGAACCTCTCCTACTCCAGTTAGGAGCTGCTTGTAAGCCGGAGACTGAGACTGTTTCGCACGTTCGTGTTTACAATATTTAAGAACGAAAATATCGCCGGTCGTAATGCTACCTGTCTCAGACACCTTGTTGAGTGTCTTAATCATCAGGTCATCTACTTTATCAGCCATATTTGCGCTCCTTAAGAGTTGAACATATCCTGAAGGATCTTGTTCTCTTTAGCACGCTTGATCATCTGGCCATGCACGTAATTATAAACTGCGAGCATGTCGGCCGGAGGCGCGCCATTCTTGGTCTTATAATCGTTGATCAATGCAACGACGCGATCGTGGAGTTTGTTGTAATGTTTGGTTTCTTCCAGAGAAAGATCATAGAAAAGCTTCGCTGTCTCTTTATCGCTTTCCTTATACTTAAGGGCGAGATTAGCATAGGACTCGCTATCGTTAAGTTCTTCGCTAATCTTATCGTTCAGACATTCGATAATTTTCATCGCTGATATTCCTCCTTCTAAAAATTTTAACAAAGGAGAGGCCCTACAAATATGTAGCTATACTCATAGGACCCCTCCCGTGTATCTAATTGACGGTGCGAAATCAATAGGAGAGTACTCCAAACTCAATGAGATTCTCGTTCAAACTTTCATTTGAAAACTGAAACTCAAAGAGAGGAGTCAAAGTGTACCAACTTCCGTCCGTGCCCTGTGCAAACAGCGAAATGCGGTACTCTCCATCACCGTTCACCAAATAGTCATCATAGATGTCAAAGGATCGCGATGTGTTCGCAGGCGTCTGGGAAAACGAGGCAATGAGCGTCCCAATACCAACTCCCCAGGATTCACCGCTCTTCGTTGCTCGACACTCGAAGGACTTATAGGCCCCATTCGCCGTGAAAGTCACAGTAATGTGGTCGTGTCCTTCTACAGACGAAATCTTAGATCCCGTCGTACTGAACGTTAAAGTCGGTACAGCCATAGAGTGTTACCTCCTGGCGATTACGCCACGCTCCAGGTGCCAGCAGCGTTACGGACGAAGACCTTGATGATCTTCTCGCCGTCACCGGCAGAAGCAGCCTCGAGGTCGGCGGCGTTGATGGTGCAGTCGATGGCCTGAGCATCAGGATACTCGCCGGTACCGCTCATGTTGGTGGAACCGTTGGTAGTGCCGATCACGACGCCCGCATCCTGCAGAGAGGTAGTGGCGGGAACGACCTTGACCTTGTACTCGACGAAGTCGACGTCGCAGGTGAAGCTGATCGCAGCAACGTTGAAGGTCGCGACCTTCGAGATCTTGCTCTTGTCGGGGCCGGTGATGGTAACCACAGGAACAGCAGTATCGAGGATGATCTCCTTCGTAACAACAGCGGACTCATTGCCGACATCATCACGAACCTTCAGGTTGACGGTCTTCTTGCCATCGCCAGTGGAGAGGGTGATCGCCTTGGTCGCAGCGAAGTTGACCCAAGCAGCATCGTCTTCGGTAGCGGCGCCATCAACGCCACCCCAGATCTTCATCTGATAGCCGGTAGTCTCAGCATCCTCGCAGCCGATCTTGGCCGTAATGGAAGCATTGGTGGTATAACGAGCGTCATCGTTCAGAGCCAGGGTTACGCCAGCAGGCGCAGTGGTATCGAGAATAAGATTAAAAAAGCTAGCCATATAGCATCTTTCCATTCATCATAGATTTAATTTTTGGTATCGAGCACCAGGTAGAAATATCCGCCTTTCCGCTCGTACACTGGATCTTCTCCCACAATGACAGTTTTAATGCCTTGTGTACCGATAAACATCTCGGTAATTTCCTTTTCATCGATAGTAATCATAGCAGATTACCCCCGAATGAAATATGCGGTACGGGGATCCTTCGTCTCGAGGGCTTCGTATTCACCACGATCCATGACCTTGATTCGATCGAAGTCATCGCTCTTCAGATTTCCGTCACCGCTACCGCCCCCACTCGTAAGAGAATACATGTCCTCGATCATGAGGGCATACTTCTTCTCGCGATTAGGAACAGGAATTACATCGACCCGTACGAAACATACACACAACCAATTCGCACCCTTAGCCGCTTCTGCGTCTGTCGGGACAATGTAACAAACAGATTCCTCTCCTTCGAGAGGCTCACGATTGAAGTTCGCATTCGTCACGTTGTAGAGCTTCCCTACAATCGGCTGACTATCGAACTTCTGAATGGGGACAAAGAGTGCCATCAAGCCAGCAGGTCCCGGTGCAACCGGAATCTTTGTGATGTCGTACTCTTTTGTCTCGGCATTCCACACTTTGTAATATCCGGACTCGTCCGGAAGTGCAGGATGCGTTGCATAACTCTCTGCCACCGTAGCTGCCTTTTTAGCAGCATCGACGTCCGCGGTCACAGTCACCTGGATCGGGGCATCGGGAGTGGGAGGGAGTGGGCCAGATTCGGTAGACGATTCTTCGATCGTCACTTGGGCGACATTAGACTTGCCCAAAATATACTCTTCGGGAACCGTCGTATCCCCAGTCACCGGCATCTTTGAGATTACAAACTGAAGAGATCCCTCTCCAGCATAGTATGTCTCAGTAATGGTCGGATACCAATCGATCACGTTATCGAAATCGTTTCGATCGATCTTCTCGACAATCGCATTATAGATGGCGCTATCCGGTCGACGAAAAACGCCGATCAAAAAAATCACACCGTCTGCCGAATCCCGGAGGACCGGCTCTACGAACTTGTAGACGTCGAACGATACTTTACGATAACGGTTCTCACCTTGTCGACCAATTGAAAACCGATGCGGAAGTAAATTGAGATTATACGTTCCGCTAGCCACAGTAAATACCTCCTGTAGTTTTTGCAAAAATCACAGAGCGCATACTAGAACGTCCGAGCAAGATGCGGGACGATTCGACGCTGAAAGGAGCAAAGCACAATCGAACACTGTATAGAGGAGGTGAGGGCAAGACCTTTGGAGGTAACATGGAGGGTTCCATGACGAGAAATCCCAAGTTTAGGGATGGTGAAGAGACTGGCCCGGACGCTCTATTATGCACTCTGTGAAAATATAACTCAGACTGTTTTTCCAAAAAATCCCGCCGGAGAAATATCAAGGACACGTGCGACATAGGAGGGGGTTAATATTTTTGTGACCCCCCATATGCTTTTTATATTATATTTGACCCCATTTATTTCTTTTTTGTTCGAAACAAAGTCAAAGACAACACAAAAAGTCATTTAAATGTCCTTTCTATTCATAGAATGAAAGCAGGAATGATTGCGAAGACACAGTTAAGAAGTTACGTTTGTTCATTTGTAGACTCGGAATTCGAATCTTCTTGAACTTCTTTGACAACCTTAATGTAACGATCGAAAGGGTCGTATTTGATGATTTCATCAATTGCAGACTCAACATCGTCAACATTAGCGGCTTCGTTATTAGATTCAGAAGAATTCGTGATTCGAGCCAAATAAGAACAAGAAGAGTAACCTTTGTCCATGTCAAAACGATACCAATCATCGAATTGAGTAATTGGATTGAAAGGATTGTCTTTTGTAGACAGGGCAACAACTCTCATTTAGTCGAAATTCACCTCATTTCAACACATCATTTGATGTAGTTATTGATCGTTGATGTAGAAACACCAAGGGCCTCAGCTATTTCAGCATTGGTGTATCCACTCGCAGACATAGATTTAATCTTCTGAACCTTGGTATCACTCAACTGAGTGGTGGTCTTAGGCATAGCACGAGCCTTAAGGGCATCTTGATCGGTATACCTAAGGATCTGCATGAGTTTACTGTCACTAACGGCACCTGCCTGAATGGCTTCCCATTCCTTGTCAGTGATGGTAAACCGAGTTCCTTTACCACTTGCACCGACATCAGCACGAGCATCATTAATCGAATTCTGCTTAAGCTTCTTGTACGCCTTCTTCTCTGTATAGAGCTCCGGATTGGCCTCAACCTTTGCCTTCACAACAGCATTGGCATTGATTTGAGCCTGCCTCTCTTTAGGGGCGTTACGGGCAGCCTTATCGATCTTGTCGTTAAGACTCTGCACCTCAGAAGCATACTTTTTAGCAGCTTCAGGAGAACGCTCAAGCTTTTCCGTAGACAGGTACGAAAGTCGAGCTCGATTACCCAGGGCCTTTACTTTGTTGGCGTAGTCCGCGTAGGCGTTTTCCTGGGGGGTACCTGACGAGAGGTCGTTCACATCCCTAGTGTAAAGAGTCTGCGATACTTCGATCGTAGCTGGAACGATCTTTCCACTCTTTTTGTCATAGTAGGTACGACCCGACTCTTTGTATTCTACTTCGCCAGTCTCAGGATTGATACGACCAGAACCCTTACGCTCAGGCACGCGAACGGTTTGCTTACGACGAGAGAGAAGCGTAGAAGCTCCTCCTGTCTTAAGTTCACCATTCTCATCATACCGAACTTGCCACTTCTGCTTAAGTTCTTCGATGTGGTTGTCCTTCTCGGACTGCTTATAGTCCAGCTTATGCTTAACAGCATCGATAACTACCATGCTGTGTTTGACCGCCATAGCGATCTCTTCAGGAGGTGCATTCTTCAGAGTCATGTCTGTGATTAGGTTAGAAACAATACCCATTTGCTTTTGCTTCTGGGATTCTTTCATCAACCTAACACCTGTCTTACCTTCTGTCGAGTAAGCAGCCTTAGGATCAAAGCCTTCCAAGTCCTTTAGCGGACGACTGGTCTTGACTTTAACCTTGTCATTGACTGGAATGACGGTTGCTGTATCGCCATCGAAGTCTGCACCAGACAAACGTTCTGCGACCTTGGAGTTAATACCTACTGCATCAATTGCATTACCTAATGCTTTCTTAGCAGCGGGGTTCTTATTGTTGACAACCAGCTCAGGGATCTCGAATGTTCCACCATGAGGATAACGAATCAACACAACGCGTTCCCCATTCTTATAGTTCGGAGCATAGATCTCATTGTCTTTGAGTTCGTCGATCGGCAAGAGGACTTGTGTCTTCTGTCTTGGAAGAGCAGCAGCTTTCAAATGTACAGCGGCAGAATCACAAGAATTTGCAAAATCGAGAAGAAGCTTTCTCTTAATTGTAGGATTCGTATAATCCATGATTTCTTGATACTGATCTTCGAGATCAGCATAAGTAAGATTGAGCTGTCTCTTAATCAAAGACATTGGCTGTTTGGAAAGAAACTGGGAAGACAAGTTGATCGCTTGCTCTTGCCAATCACCTTCTTCTTTCAGTTTATTAATTGCAGAGAGATGGTCTTTACCATCTTTCCCAATGTAATGAGACTGACCATTGGCTTTGATGGTTGCACCAAAAGGATTGTCAGGATCATCCTGAATCTTCTTGAGCACATCCATCTTACTTTTGTTGGAGCTCTTGTTGGTGTTAAAGACAATATCATAGCCATCCGGAATATTATCCGAATACATTGCCATGCCTTTCAGATAATGAGTTCCATCAACCATGATACGAACCTGAGCATAATGAGACTGCCCAAGATTCAAGTCTTCTACACCAGGACGAATCTCAATAACACCATCTTTCGAGGTGCCACCTTGATCACCATATTTGATCTTGATTCGATCCGATGCGATGCTTGCTGGATACTCACGCTTGAAGTAATTGAATCCACCATCTTCCGAATGGTAGTCTTTTACCTGCTGAATATCATCACGATGCTTATAGACATCACCAAGTGTAGTTCCGGGCTCACAAAGAACCTTCATGATTGTTTGTTTACCCGGGTTTGTTACCTGAGGAACGCCTACGCCATGAACTTCATATCCTTCGAGTTCCAGCATAGTAAGTGCCTCATTCAGTTTACCAGCAGAAACACCGAGTTCTCGTTCCACGCCGGCACCGACATCCAAATAAGGTTTGGACTTGAGTTCTTCTTTCAGAACTTCAGCCGTGCTAATGGCCTGATTTGCCCGAGCACCGACTTTCTCATCCAACAGAGTACGAATCGATGAGTCATTCTTATAACCCATAATATCCGTGATCTCTTGAAGAGACTTGCCTTCTGCTCGAAGCTGCTTTGCTCGTTCCGCTTCTGCTCGACGCTGCTCATGCTGAGCAAGCTGATAGAAAGCACGATAATCCGTAGAGCTCATATTGAACTCATTACGAATATTCTCACCAGACGGATCCCAGCCTTGTGCTCGAAGCTCATCCACACGCTTCAAAAATGCTTTCTCTGCATCCAGAATCGTAGGCTTTTCACCACGAGCTATCATAGCATCCGCCGTTCCCTGGAACCAAGGCTCATGCTGATAAGGAATTTCACCAGAACCCCATTTATAGCGCCCAGATCTTCGCTTAACGCCATAATGGGCTAGAATCTCAGCCTCAATGGAGGCATCCCCGTCAAGAATAGGATCTCCGAGAACGGGATCATAAATATCCATGGTTAGCCTCCTTGTTTGTCAAGTTTTCGAAGTTGTTTGTCAAACCTCACAATGAGATTCATGATTGCGCGAATATCATTTGGATCGGGTACACAAATTTGACAGTCGTCGTTCTGATAGATTCGGAGTTCCATACCAATATCAAACGGACTCACGTCATACTCCAAACAGAAAAGAGCAGCATATATCATAAGCTGTTCCATGTGAGTTGGAGTAACACCTGTTTTCAAATCGTGAATTCTCAGAAAGTCATCACGAAATGAAATTGCATCCGCGGTTCCAAAGCAATATTCCGAATAGTACAGAACTTGCTCTGGTGTCATGCGGAATCCGATAGCATCGTTGACATAGAGATTCAAAGTTTTCTTGGATCTTGCCAACTTTTGATTTAGCTTGATACACAGCGCTGCAAACTCGTGAAGCTTAGTACCTTCTTCGGAAGCGCGATAGTTGAAGAAACTGTTCGCTAGCTTCTCATCATTGTAGTTGAGCCAATGGTACTTGCTTGCGCCTAGGAATGCGTGCTGTCCTACGAGTTTTGAATGATCGTTGAAGATCATGCAATACCTCCTCTTTGTTCTCCGGTGAGATAAAGGCCGCAAAGGACATCTTATTGAGAAAGGCCACCCAATAGTCCTGATTCGGACGATGCGCCGCGCGTGCCCCTCTTTTACACTCGAGCGCTGCCCAATGCTTGCCGTAAAGAACTAAGAGATCAGGAAATCCTTGTATGTAGGTTTCGACCTTGAAAGCAAGTGCTCCAGGAAACCGAGTCATGATTTCCTTGATCAGTTTTGCTTGAAAGTCTCTTTCCTTTGCCAAGTGAGTTCCTCCTCTCTTAAAACTTTAAAGAGTCTGAATGGTGTGTGTCTTACTTAAATCGGACACATTTCCCTTCTCCTCCCATTAAATACCATGTTTTTTTCGCGCGGAAAGATTCTTCCGCTTCCTTTCGACCAAAATATCAACAAAAAGTATGCGGAATGATTGTTCCTAAAAGTTCAAAAAATATTTTTTCGCCTATATTACTATATATGTTTAAAACTCCTACGTGTAATTGAAAAAAAATTTAAAATTTAAACTTTTCGGAACGAAGTTTCCGCATGCAAAAAACCCCGAAACCCCTGATATTACTGGGTTTTTTGGACCTTCGCTCGATAAAAAAGTCGGGGCGAACTATTCCTATTTTTAAGGCACAACTATTCCTCAAAAATGGCCACTTTTTTCGCTGGACCGATTTTTCAACTTTTGAGAGAAAAAACAGCTTAAAATAGAGGAATAGTTATTCCTTAAATTTCGGAATAGTTGTTCCTCATATTTTAGGCATGATCATGCCGTCCGAAACAGTCCATAAATGGCTCATAAATGGCTTCTAAACAGTCCATAAACGGCTTCTAAACAGTCCAGAAACGGTTTCTAAACAGCCTCTAAACCACTCATCCACAATCTCCAAAATCGGCAAAAAAGAAGAGGGCGTGATTTCTCAGCGTCCTCCTCTTTCCTCTACTCAGCGGCGAGTCATCAAATCCGCCGGATCAATCCCCAGCACTCGACAGCAACGAAGCCCATCAAAGAAATTTGGAATGGCTGTTCCATGCTCCCAATTTCGAAGAGCGCGAGCGCTTACAACCAAACGTTCCGCCAACTTTGCCTGAGACCAACCTAGCTTCATTCGACGACTACAAATCAGTTGACCAAAGTCTTTCGAACTAATCACAATTATCCTCCTTCACAACGATTTCCTTTCCCAAAACCTTTGCAAGTTTTAGTATATTTCCGATGCGCGGGAGGTAATGTCCGGCCTCATAATTGCCAATGGAACCCTTCGGAACGCCCGAAACCTCGGCCAATTCGCGCTGTGTCATACCTCTTTCTTCTCGTCGCCGAGCCAAATTATCCCCAAATTTACTCATTTTTCACCTCGATTGGCTTGGCAATGTAAATGGTATTGAATAAATCCTGGAAAATATAAGCGGTTACATCGCTTCCGTTTGCCAAATCCATGCCTCGGATCGCCTCTTTATGGGCTTGCTTATTCCGCTTTGAGAGAATTCGAGCCATTTTTCGAAAATTTCGCCTTACAATTTTATATTTTGGATCCTTATGATATGGAATTGGGGAATATGTAAGCATTCGATGGATGCCTCGAGCTTCTTTTCTCTGAAATTTGTTCATATCAGTGTCTCCCAAGCCAACGACAGAGCTTATAAATCAGCCAGAAGGGACCAAACAGCAGCAAACAAATGAAATCTTTCATGATAAAACCTCCAAAATATCAAAAATGTGGGTTGTTAAATCCAACCAAAAAGAAGGGAAACGACCAAAATGACGAGACAATTGAAGAAATAGCCGAATTCAATGAGCAATTTTTCGTAATAGATCGGCTCGGTCGTCTCATCGGAGTTCGCAAATTGATCGAAATGGTATGCCAAGCACAAAAGAGAGATGATCAGATTGCCAATTAAGAAGTATTTGATCATTCAGTTACCTCTTTGATACTCATATGAACGATCTTCTTAGAGTTGATGACCGTGTATTCGTTTCCTGAGTCCTCAAATACCGGATAGGGAACCCCACAGATATGCTGAATAACATCTGTCACCTGCTGATCAGGACTCGTTTTCGGCATATCGGCAGTATAACGCGTATCGCCTTCTAATGTAATTTCAACGTGCCAATAAGTCAACTTAACTCACTCCTTTCTTTCGCGACTGGCTTCGTGTGTGAAGCCGTCCGGATACCGATTTTTCAGTTTCTGCAGATTGAACTTAGCAATGGTGTCCACGCTAATCCCGAGTTCATTGCAGAGCTCCGTGAGATACCAAAGAACGTCGCCTGCTTCCAGCAAAAGCGCCTCGATGTCAAGTTCGTGGCCGTGGAACATAGCTTTTTTGACGATTTCCTGGCATTCTCCGGCTTCTCCGTTAAGCCCCATAACGGCCTCTAGAAGCCTCTTAGAGCACACCTTAACCGGAGCGCCTTCCGAACTTACGCCATAGATCTCCTCTTCACCAGCAAGCGTTGAGAAGGCCGGAAGCGGGCCTAAATAGGCCATCGCTTTATGCCGGTACTCCATCATGTCCATAGTTTACTCCTTTCGATTCCACGTTGGTGGATTTGGCTGTTTCTTGGTTGTCTTTCGTTCCGGGAATGCGACAATGTAGCCTTCTGCAATGGCTTCTTTCATTCGTGCTTCCGCCCAGTTGCGAGCTTCTGCATAACTTTGGAATACTGGTATCATGCTAAGCTGATTCCATTTGTCGACCATCCAGTATTGATGGGCATTTGAGTCCCAGGCAAATCGACACTCTTCCTCCACTCCGCCAAGGCCAGCAATAAATATCTTGCACTGGCGAGTAAAGTCGGCCTCTATGCTAGTGACCAGTTTGGAGTGAATGTAAATGAGCTTCCGTCGTTCGGAAGGAGGATATAAGCGAACCTCATTGACGAGGAATACACGACTCATAATGTCCATTACTTGCTCTCCTTGGGCTCTTCATCGACAATCTTTCGAATCAGCTCATCGGTCAGGTGTTGTGCCTTCAGCTGGAATACCGCAGTATTTAGTGCCTCGATAGTCGGCGATGCCTCATGCCGCTTACAATGAAGCGGCAGCATTTGAATTCCGAGTTCCGGGAGATTGTATCGAGTCGTCTCTTCGATACAGTGCTTATATATCTCTTTCGTCATACCACGGAATTGGTGTTCGAATCGACAAATATCCCGATGCGTGCAGGTATCACAGTCGCAAACGGCCCGATCGATGGCTTCTTTGATAGAAAGATCTGCTTCCTTCACTGCTTTCTCCATCTTTTCCAGCCGGAATCCATTCGGACGGGTTTCCGTCGTTTCCGGAATCTCCTGATTCCAGCACTCTGTGCAGACTCGATCCGAAAGCGGCTCATCCTTTCGGAGACAGGGGTTAAAACTGGATGCCGAGATAATGGACTTATCAGCCTCAACGAGCTTCTTATAATGACCTGGGCAGCACTGGATCCCACCGAAGACGCCATCGTCCACGACATTCTCACCATAGTTTTGGATGACAAATTCACGACGAGTCATCGTCATTCTCCTTTCTTGTTGTCTGCCTTTGTCAGCAGAATATACTGGTTTGTGTATTCGCGGTCGCTGACGATTCCGCGTTTGGCCCTATTCATGGACTCTTCATCCCAGTAAATCGTGAAATCGATTTCGGGATACTTCTTTTCAAGGGCCCAATCTTTTGGAAGTTTTCGAATGGACTTCTTTTCCGGATCATAGAAGAAGACATACTCCAGATCCAAAGTCTCATCCTTTGCGAACACTCGGATTTCAGCATTGGCCCTCATTAATGCGACGATGACGAAATTTCCAACTACCAGGAGATCGGCATTGGAAGAAACGTTCTCTCGAACAAATGTCCAAAATCGTCCGCCAATGACCGGCATAGGGACTTCATCGTTCGGTGTCCCAGGAATTTCCCGATTCCAGCATTCCATACAATTGAGGCCGCTGTCTTCGCAGCTTGGTTGTCCAAGACATAAAGCGTTGCATGAAGGATCAAGTGCAATAAGCTTCGGATAGTGACCAGGACAACTATGAATTCCGCAGGCGATAGTGGTGTCCTCAACCTCTTTTCCGTAGTTTTTGATTACAAATTCACGACGAGTCATGTTTTTGCTCCTTTCTTCTTTAATATTCAGCTCCATATTCCAGCATACTTCACATACCTCGAACGCGTTCAAATCAGGACACTTTTCACATAGCTTATTAAGCACACCCGGATCAATTCTTACGAGTTCACGATACCAACTGGGGCAACATAACACTCCACCACGTGCTTTATTGCTGATATATGCCGGAAGGTTCTGTTCAATCCATTCTTTCCTTGTCATAGGAATTCCTCCTGTTCGACATCACCGCCGGAAACCGTGACCGACCGCATGACTTTCCCGGTCTCATCATCGTAGTAAAGAGAATCGAGAATATAATCGATCTGGGATTGCACGTCCGGATCAGTCATCCTCAGCACCTCATAGCCCTCCAGGCCAACGGTCTTTCGAAGCTTCCCCAGAACTCCAGTCGTCCACTGTCTGAATTTACGAGCCTCCAGTTTGCGAGAAGCGAAGAGTGCTTCATAGATACCGGATTCGTTTACTGCCAGCATCCAGTGAGTCTTCCAATCGCCACGCTTTCGTCCCAGATCTTTTCCGATCATGGCTTTTGTAAGACCAACTGCGGCTTCATGCCGATCCAAAGTCGGTTCTACCGATGTTGAATCCGATTTTTCAACCAAGATCCTCTCGATACATTCAGTTGGAATTCTTTCTGCAACATCTTTCGTTTGAAGACGAAGTGCATCGCAAATATCCTTGAGAACCGCATACCAGTCCCCGTCGAGATTCACGAAACGGATATCATACCCGTTCCAGTTTTCAATTCTAGTTTCCATTGCTACTCCTTTCAAATACCGGTTCAACCGATGTTGAATGTTTCATTCCCTCTGGGAATATAATGGGGCGGCTTATCCGATCGACCAGTGACCCCCTCTAAAATATCATAGGCCATGCTTAGGTACTTCCGAAACTCATCTAGCAAACCCGCGTCTAGATAAATCGCAGAGAGATCATTCCAAAAGAGAACATCGTTTAATGCTCGACCAAACGCATCGGAGCACCATTCCTGTGCTCGAAGGTTTTTGACATATTCGAGGTTATGCGCCGCCTCACGATCGAGTTTCTTGTCCTCCTCATAATAGTAAAAGAAGCAACCGATCATAGTTAAGAGACCTACGCCGAAAACAATCCCGAGCATGATTAATATAACGTCCATGCTACCTCCTTAAAAATGATGACGCTTTTTGGGTTTACGACCGTATCCGCTGGACATACTTTTTGAGAGGAATTTCAGAATCTCATCACAAACAACAGATGTCATTTGTGTCATCACCTCGGGAACGACAGGCTGTTCCGTGTTCTTTTTCGGATCCATCTCAATCCTCCTTCGCCCTTAAGGCCACAGCAAGACGTTCACCATGCTTTTTCCGCAGTGCATACCACTTTCTCTTACCGATCTCCTGCCACTCGCCATCAACCTCTTCGAAACAAGCATCTACCTTAACCGTTTCACCGGTTTCCGGGTCAACAAAGTCGATGATACGCTGTGCATCATAGTCGCCGTGAGCAGGATCGGTCAGAAGCTCCTCCATGCGGACATGGATGTTAACTGGATTATAAGGGAACGTGATCGGATAATGCTTGTCCATATAACGGCTTAAGAGCCCACAACTCCATGGAACATTGGGGTTATCGAGCTCATGAAATCTCCAGCGATCGACGTCATGATAAAGTATACCATTTTCTGTCAATTCACAATAAAGCGGATTATACCGTTTATTATTGAATCGGACGATATCATCGTCGAAACTCTCATTAGAACTCCATTCTTCCGGACGATCATGGTATGAATTAAGTGTTTTTAATGGCTTTCCTTCGGCCAAACGATTGAATATCTGACGAGTCAGTCCCCAACTCATACCGGAATGACCATCCGCCGCCATGGTTTCATAGGCTCGCAAAGCAGAGCGATAGCATTCAACGACATAATCCAGGAAAGCATAGTCGTTTTCTTCACTTGCGCCTTTCCGTTCGCATTCAATAGCGTATTCCACTTCTTTACGAACGCGTTCCGTTGTCGAGCCAACATCTTTTTCGAATCTCCAAGTTCGAATAAAAGCGGCCCAGGCTTTCTTGAAACGAGCGATAAAGTCTTTTATCATGTCTCCTACTTTTCCACAGGATTCCTTAAAACGAGCGATAATGTCTTCCATCATGTTTCCTCCTTTTCCACATAATTTCTTAATCCGTTACCTCGGGGGAATTTGTCGTAGTCAACCGTCCTCGGCACGATACCCTCCCTGCGGAAATTCTTACACTCGATCGTGATGATGTAGCGATCGGGCGCCCAGGCCGGAGTGACCTTAGTAATGTCGTTTTTCAGATTCTCAAACTCCGCCTTATATCGGCATACGTTTTCATGAATACAGTTTTTGCACAACATCGTTATTCCTCCTTAAAACACACTGCTTTCTTGAATCATCTTGACGGCATGAAGGAGCCCCCATGCATGACCACGCTGATACTCATCCGATAGGTCCTGATTTAAAGCATCAGCATGGATTTTGTCCATCGCTTTTTTGAATTTCTTCAAAGAGTCAAGCTTTGCCGTACAATAACCGAGACCGTACAAACAGGCGAACATTGTGATAATGAGAATGATCGTCCATAGCATCGTTATTCCTCCCTTTTCATTTGCTCTACCATAAATATAATGGCGGCTTTTAAGTTTTTATCCGTAGGTTCCTCATCCGAACGAATCCGACAGCATTGTGTACGATCACCATGACGAAGTGTTAAAAAGGTGTAACCGAAATCTCGATCAATACAAAGCTTATAATCGTCCGGAATCAAATCCATCAGTGGTTTATGAAGATCAATGAACCCCATTTTTCTTGTCCTTTCTTGGCCGTCCTCTGGGTCGAAATTCCTTCTTCCCTTGATAATATTCAGGAATATCATAGTAGCGAGAGAAAAGAAGACGAATTCGATCAATTCGCTCCGTGATACATGAAGTATTGCATCCCTCTTCTTTCGCAATTTGAACGTTACCTTTTCCTTCCACCATCTTAGCGAATGTTTTCTGCTGGAGAGGAGTTAATGTCTTCGCGAATTCGGATAAGTCATCGTACCAGCCTTGATCAGGCCGGTAATGATTATCGGGAATCATTTGAAGATAGGTTGCATTGTCTGTGCCATTATGTTGCGGATCATCAATTGGGACGACGGTCATTCCGTTTCGCTGTTTGCGATTGAGATAGAGGAATTGATGATTGATATGACTTCGGATTGTATTGACCGCGTAAGTACTGAATGCCAAATCAGGATGCTCATCGTAAGTAGAAGCTGCTTGTATGAGGCCAAGACATCCAATTTGGAAGAAGTCTTGCTCATTATCCTGAGTGAATCGATTAGGATAATAAGTTCGCATCGTGTACCAAACAAGATTGAGATTCTCCTCGATGAGTTTATCTCGTTCGGGCCCGGTCATTTAAGGTTCCTCCCATTTCATCATGTCCTTCTCCTTTCATAGCGGTCCAAAAATACAGAATACACAACCACCAACTGCCGCGCCGAGTGAGAGCATTAATGCGTTGGAGATTTCAAAACCGCGAATAAGTCTGCCGATATAGATCAATGAGAGCCATACCGTGATGGCAATGCAAACCGCTAGCAATAAAAATTTAAGCATATTTTTCTCCTTTACTTCAAACTCTGAATGGCCTGAACGACATAATCTACGGCGCTCTTTAACGCGTCAACTGTCCAGGTGGCGTTTTCATAGGTGGCTTGCTTAGCGATCATCATTTCAATGAGTGTTTCCTTAGAAGGAACAAATATCAAGAATAAGCCCCCAATGACGCACACACCGATCGAGACTTTCAGTGCCTTTGTGAAGAATCGAACAACTTTTCTTTCGTCATCACTTATGCTGGGATCGTCCTGAATCAATTTTACATTCACCGGAATGATGATCAGCGACACACCAACGATAATGATGGCTACGACAAATGACACGAGCATAAAGCAGCGCATGGAATTGACAACACCCAGCCAATAGAACCAGCTCGGATTAATGATGTAGTTCATATTTTTTCTCCTTATCATAAATTTCTTCCTGGAGTGCTATTCTGTCCATCTACGACAGCTTTCGCAATCTCCGGAGTTTCATAGCGAGTGTAATAGACCCGCTTGGTACCATCGATTAAGATATAAACCTCGCACGGATCGTCCGTACCCACTTCAAAGACAAATGTAGTCATCTTATCGGTTTACTCTTCGTTTTCGTCATGGTTTTCTCCTTCCATAGCAGTCCGACACTGTTTCCGGTTTCGACACTCCATAAACATATATCGTGACTTGCAGGGTGTTGGGCCATCTAATCCACTGTCCACCATGCACATGCGAACAATGGGAGCGAAATTATCACAATTGCGACACTCTACAAATGGTGTCACACAAGGAATAAATGTTAAGATTGACATGGCAATTTCTTGGTCAGGTACTTCTCAATGGAAGCACAACGTTTGTGGTAGCGACAACGGACAATTCCATCCGTCCGAATCGGTTCCGTATCGCAGCCGTGATAGAGTTTGTCGCCAGGCGTGAAGACCGGCTCAAATCCATCACAGTCATTGCAATAGTCATGAATATCCAGTTTGATCACGCCTCTAAGACCTCCTCAATTTGCGCAGCAATCTCTTCGGGAGAGTGATTGTCGGTGTGAAGGATCACATTCGGACCAACAATCGCCGGATCATAGAACACCGTATTGTCGTTTGCAATTCGTCGATCAATCTCATCTCGAGAACGTCCCTGCTTTTCCATACGCAATAATGCGACAAGCCAAATACAATCCAACCAAATAACAACGACTTGCTTCGGTCCAAAGTAATGGGAGCGGAAGAATGCGACACCGTCGGGATCAATGATGTAAATATCATTCTCATTGACCTGTTGTGCTGTTGCCCAGTAGTGGTTATTGTCGAAGTAGGTGTAGGCCACAATATCTCTCGAGCGAGATACCTTCTCGTAGAACATGTTGTTGACGAAGATGTGGCCCTCTTCCTGTTCAAAGCGTTTCGGACGCGTTGTGTAAGAAGGAAGGATATACCGTCCGTACTGGCGACTGAGAATATCTGCCACCGTAGACTTGCCCGAGCCGGAACGACCGACCAAAAGAATGATTTTATCATGTTTCATAGTTCTTTTCGAGCTCCTTTGCATAATTATCAGCAGATTCCTTACTATAATCGAAGGACTTTTTATCACAATGATTCACAAAATAGATAATATTCTTAATAGGTTCCTTGCATTGTGGACAACAAGGTGGATCAAACTCTGGACCAAAGGGTGATTCTTTTGCTGCCGTTCCATGAAGCTCCTCAAATGTATATCCACAGTTCCCACAATGTGGACGGAAGATTATGGTCATGTCCTATTCCTCCTTTTCCATTGTGATAAACGTACAGTGTGGACGAAACACAACTTTCATGTCCGATTTCTCCTTTTTGATGTCTTGGCCATTTTTGTCTTCTTGCGAAGATGCTTCTTATGATTCGCTTCGACTTTGTCCAGTCCACGAACACGAGCTCGTCCTTCACCAGTGATGAGATTCGGTTTCGTGATAGGCGGGGCATCGTTGCCGAGTGGAAACCCATAGCACCATCCAAACATTTTTTCAAAAACCTCCTTTAAAATATCCAACCGCAATCCAACCAGAAAAGGAATAGACCTTGTTTGGTCTACCCCCTTTCAGTTGTAACTGGGTTACTTGAACTTCAGAATTTTGTTGAACACGTTCTTAACCGTGGTCGTCTTGAAGACACCATCCATCTCGAACTTCATGCCCTTTACGAATGCCCAGATGCTCGTTCCGGTTCCGAGCAACAAACCGCCGATCTCAATGCCAGACTTGACTCGATCCTGCTTCTTCTGATATGCGAACTTCTCCTGCTCGAATTCGAATCGGCGTTCATTCCGAACAACCTCTTCGTCCTCAGCAAGAGCCTTCCTCTTATCAGCATCCGCCTCCTGAGCCAACTTGTAGAGAGTATCGAGCTCCCTTGTTGCCTTTCCCATCTCTTCGCTTCCGGGATCAAAGGTCTTCATCTTCTTCAGATGTGCCTCGATCTGATCCTCCAGCAAATTACGTTTATCCTCCATAATTTCTCTCCTTTCAAATATTAGAGTTACCTCCATTAAGGAGTTTGTTTATTTTGCGTGTCCTCTTTGGAAGGGTTGATTTGATTGATGCAGAAGAGAGCGAATTTGGATTTGCAAATATCTTTTGGTTGCTTGTCTAGTCCGAGTGACATATAGACTTGCCCGTCCTCAGGGTCAATCGTCACATTCAGGAATCCGGAATAGAATTTCTGAAATAGACCATTTGCAACCACCTTAGAGCAGATGATAAATCCGATTGCCATGCCCAGAATGGCGACGATAATATTTACGATAACCTGGCTCATCCAACCCAACCTCCTGCCCAAACGATCGTGAGAGCAAATGCAATGATGCAGCCGAAGGCCGTGACCGTCAGAAGAATGATCGGCTTATCATCGATGTCTGATTGCGAAATCCATATGAGACTCAATACCGATGCCAATGCCGACAATGCGAGTAGAATCTGAATGAAGTTATAGAGCATTTTTTGTTCCCCTTTCAAAGAACTGACCTTCGTTAAAGGTCTTCTTTTTCGCTAGAGCTTGTGAAATTGCTAAATCAATTCCAGCTCTGGATTTAAGGTGATAGTAATAGAGGTCCCGGAAAGGTGTGTTGAGTCGGTCAATCCGACCTCTCGCCTGTTCGAGAACTTTATAAGAGTAGGTCTGAGAGTAGAATACAATAGTGTCCGTCTTGATACAATTCCAACCTTCACATCCAGCAGTATATTGTACCAAATAAACCCAGGAGTTACTTTCTGGTATGGGCTGGTGCTTATGCCCGTTCCATTCAGCGGTATCACAAGACTCCACATTTTCAAAGAGTCCTTTCAGAATATCAAGCTCGTAATCGAAGTTGTAGAAGATGATCATTCGTGGATGATCCTCAAAGAGCTCCAATACCGCAATTTGACGGGATACATCAGAGTTTACAAGCTTCCGCACTGCAAAACAGACTTCTGAAGCAGACTTCATCGGCTCATTTTTCTCGTAATTCCAACGGTTTTTCCAAATATCATGGTACGCGACTACATCATAAGAGACGTGAATATCCTCGTTATGACGTACGGTTTCGCGTTCAAAATCCATTGGAATGAGCAAATGGTTCCGAAGTCGAATGAGTCGACCCTCGTTCACGTAGCGATCGATCTGCGGAAAGTCAACATGGTGATTATAGACGACATGATTATTCCGAAATTCTGTAATGTTTCGGAAATATCCATTGGCGATAAACACCTGAGCATAGTCGGTCCATTGATCGCCAGCGGTTGCCGTGAGCAATATCCACTCGTTTCGTTTAACGATCTTTTGAAACGACTTTGTCCAAGCTCCGGTTCCGACCAATCGTTGTTCATCAAATATAAAAAAGGCGTCACTCACAGTTTCATACTTATGTATGTTGTTCCATGAATCGATGACGATCTTATTTTTATATCGACTAACTTTCGGATCGGTTGACATTAAGAAATATGGAAACTCTGCTTCCCATTCGCCTTCATCTCGCTTTTTGGCAGTCGTGATAATGTAAAGATCTTTCGGATTTTTCATCCCGGGATCTTTTTCCTTTTCCAATTGTCCACCATTACGAATATAATAGTAGGCAATGGACGTTCTGGATTTACCACTGCCAACACCGCCATTGAGGATGCATCCGTTGAACATCTTCCCGATTGCCTCGAGCTGATAATCGGTTAAGTTTCCGCGAATCATTTTTCGACAATCATCACTCGAAGATTTTCGGGGAGTTCGTAGCTGATATAACCGGCATTATCACAACACACGAGATACTTACCGCCTAGATATGAAGCAACTCCGAATTCCGAAAGGATAAGTCGAGGGTCCTTCTCCTTCATTCGACAGGAAATGCACGTGGATCGACTCGGTGTATCCTGGGTTTCCTGATACGGACACTTCTCGCAGAATCCATCCTCATTGATTTTAATCGCTCGGATGATCATAGCCGACCCTCCAATTCAGGAATTCGCTTCATCAGGGTGGTGTTGAAACCACCTTTCTTCAGAATCCGACGTCCGTAATCGCGTTCAAATAATTCTGCAATGCGATCGAACTTCTGGCACTGCTGTTTGCAAATTCCAATGACCGCCGAATCAGCATGTGATTTAGAGGCCTCGATCTTAGCGATGGTTTCGTTATAAAGCTCCGCTACCAATGCTTGGACCAGTTCGGTCTTCTTGTTGGCAAAATCATTGATGATCGGCCGCTTGTATTTCTCATAGTATTCTTTTGCTTTCATACGACTCGCTCCTTAAAGAATGTGCATGCATAGCATTCAGGGATTCGACTTCCTTCGACGATAAGGCCCGTTTTCTCGCACTCATATGTTGTGATGCCGGCTTTGTAGTTTTTAAGCTCATTGGCATACTCACAGTTACGGCAACGGTGCGGATAAGACAGATAATCGGTTTCCATTACTTCGCCTCCTCATAATTGACCGGTTTGTGACTGTCCGTGTTCCAGGGCTGGTTCAGACAATCATTGCAGGGATCTTTCGATTCCTTTCTCGGAGCATACTTGCAACTACAGCAAAAGTAATTGAAGTAAACCTCCTTCTTGTTCTCAGCCATATGCGCTTCCTCCTTTTTAAAAATATGGATGGTGCTCCCTCGGGGATTCGAACCCGGGACCGTTCGGTTATGAGCCGACTGCTCTAACCAGCTGAGCTAAGGGAGCATAAAAGGAGAGACCCAGAATATCCAGATCTCTCCTCCATGAGATTACATATACAACAATACGTAAACCCACATTCCAGCCAGGAGTGTGCAAATAATCCCCGTGATTAGGAATTCTGCCACTCTGTCTAAAAACTCAGTTAACCATTTCATATATTCACCTCCATTATAGGAGTTGTAAATATCGCGAAGAACGAAGAGACCTTGTTAGGTCTCAACGTCCTGTTGCTGCGATAATGTTATCCATGTTGAACCAACAGACGAGTGCTAGCGCGAGTACGCCTAATATGACGTAATCAAGCCACTCATTCTTGAATCGGATCCACCATTTCAACATAATATCAACTCCTTCCATAACAGAGGCTGTTTATTTCGCGGGGTTAGCCCTCGACAACGCTCTGAATACGGAACTTCCAAAGACGGCGAGGTGCCGTGCCGATAGCCTGATGGATCTTACGAGCCGTGGCGCCGATCTTCTCGATCTGGAGCTCATTCCAGCTCTTACGGACATAGGCGCTTTCCTTTACGCCCTTGTGACGAGCCTCCAAGCGGAGAGCGTTACGAACAAACTTACGATCAGACATTCTTCTTTTCCTCCTTGTTCTTCTTGGCATGCTTATGCTTCTTCTTGGTGCCGCTCATCGTATCGACGATCTTGCGAACACCAGCCTGGGCTTCCTTATAGCCGACGTTGTTGAGTTCCATATAACGGCGAACTGCCGTAGAGAAGGACGCTCTGCGAATCAGGGTTACGCAATCCGGCTCGGTATCGAGCTTACGCAAATATCCGCACTCGATGTCCTGATCGACCTGATCACCGTAGACTTCCTTGGCAAACTTCAGGGCATTGTCGTCGAAAATGCGATTGGTATACTTGTTTTCATAGTAAACCACGTCAGCACCTCCTTACATATCCGGTCCTTCGAGGGCCGCCCATTTGTCCGCAAACGCATCCTGCACGATCTCGATGTACATCGTCTTGAGATAGGCCTTAACTCGACCCGGCTCCCAGTTATAGGGGTTGATCACCAGATCCACGGTCTTGATCTCGGCATAATCGAGCGAGTCGACGCTACCTTCATCCAGACGAGTCTTACGACGACCAGCGATCATCCAGATATTCGGAGGAACGTTCTTGTAGCTGACGTTCACCTGAATATAATGCATCGGTGCATCGCCCTCATTACGAGGCGGCATCAGACGAACATTCCAACCCTCTTCCAGAAGAACCTGGTAAAGAGGAGTGTTGTCAACCATTGCGTCTTCGGGGATTTCGACGCAGAAGTTTCGGTTGCCGGCCGGATTGTACTTCTTCTCTACGCCAGAGAAATTGCGATAGAAGATGTGCGCATTGGGGATCTCGAGAATTCTTTCGACACGGTTAGCCATGACGAATCTCCTTTCAAAATTTCAAAAGTTGAGAGACCTAGAATATCTAGATCTCTCTTATTTGGTTAATAGACACGAATTCCTACCTGGTCTAAATAGATCTTGAAATCGATAGAGTCTTGTTCAGTGTGATGCTCTCGAATTGCTTCTCTGTAATGGTCGCGTAGGTTGTGACTATCGTTCACGGCATAGACGATGCTGACCCCATAATGGTCCGCAAAATCACTTGCTGTGAACAGCAAATCTGTCACGCTCATGCGCTCGCATCCGAGAATCTCGTAACGAGTACACTGATAGGCTTCCCTCTCCGATTTCAATCCATATAGAACAATAGATTTCATTCATATCACCTCCATTACAGGAGCTGTTTATTTCGCGTGAACTACCTTACGGCAAATATCTTGGCATCGTCCTCAGCGGTCTCCCAAGGATGAATGCGCTCCGGTGTATAGGGATCGTCCGAAACAAACCGTTCGACGTCACCATACTGCGCGATCTCATAGCGAGCATTGCTGACTAAATAGTCATAATAGGTTCGATCAATGTCTGCCTCTTTGTGATTCACCTTGACCATCTCAGATTCCATCCATCGATAGCCATCGGCACCGGTAGCGGAGGCGAATTCCTGTTCACCAGTCTTCTTCATCTTGTTGGCATCCTCACGAAGAAGGATAGCACCACCAGCACCATCCTTAATCGGTGTGAATTGACCAACGCGACCAACGAACTGATAATTGTGACCTTCCGCAATCTTCTCACGAAGCATTTCGTCCGTAAGAGATGCGAACTCGTCCAGTAGACGCTGTTCCGATCTCGTTAACTTCTCCGGATCCTTGAATCGAAGAGATCGAACCAACTCATACTGACTCACATCCGGCAGATTCTCATTGAAATCCAGATAGAGTGCTGTTTGCACGGACTTTGTTTCGCACATGTCCTCAAATACAATGTCCTCGTGTGTGAAGAGGGTTTTGAAGACGTACGGAACAGCAAACTGAGTACCAGTAGCAGTCCACTGGCCAGGATGCTTCTTATTGTCCTTGCAAATATCTTTCTTGCTCATGACGTAATCCTCGCCATAAAGGTCACAACACTGCTCCACTGTCGCATAGCGAGCAATATAAACAGCGTTGTTGACGAGACACATACGCTCATAGGTTGCCTCGTGCTCGAAGTCATAGCCATACATCTTGCCATATCGCTGAACGAACTCGATAATGTGCAGATCCGCATCGGGAATCTTAATCGAATCAGTCTTAATATGAGCAACCGTATAGCCACGCTTCTCTACCTCATGCTCGAGATTGATCATGAACAGAGCACCACGCTTCGCCACGATGTTGTCCTTATTACGAGGATCGTGGAACGGGTTGTCGAAGTTCGCGGCGGTCAGACCATACACCGAGTTAATTGCAATCTTCAGAGCTTGCGTGAGATCATCCTTCGTGAAGTCGGCTGTGCCCGCAACCAACTGATCGATGAAGGGCGCAAGAGCACCGCCGAGAATAACTCGACCGGTGTCCCAATCCTCATGCTTAATCGCCACACGAGCGTCTTTCAGATCCTTAAACCTCTGCGTATAGACATCACCAAATATCTTTTCTGCAATTGCCGAGCTCGGATGCATGGATGCAATATCAAGCAGTGCGATAAACCCATACATACCAGGCTTTGCAGAGACACGGCCGCCCTCACCGACATCGTCTACATCACGATAACTCGATTTCCCGTTTTTGTATTTGTAGCCAGGAAATATCGGTCGACCTTGTTTGTCGAATACCGTGAAGTCATCGAACTCCTTCTCCATCGTAAAGGGCACGTCCGCAAACTCGTCATAGACCTGCGAAACGTCACCCATATCACGATAATTGAAGGCGTCCTGCGGATGTTTGTTCGTACCAAATATAATTCTGGTAGTGAGCTGATTGGTCGTATCATTGACGGTCATCTTGGCAATCTGTGCCAGAATCTTACGTGCGGCAAAGTCGCCTTGCGTGTGATCCCAGACCGATTCCGTTGCAATAACATCGTTATCGCAGTATTCAGCAACCTTCGGCCAAAGTTCTTCCGGAACCGGTTTGTCCCAAGGAAGCCCAAGCTCCTTATGGTGAATGCCAAGCTCGATTTCCCACTTCTTCAAGCTCTGCTTCTTCGCACAGTAGTCATAGACATCCGTGTAAGAGATATTATACGCTTCTCCAAACATCGCATTCGGAGAGCCGTTGATAATCCTCTGCGAGAGCGTATAGAGTTGCTCATTCGAATATCCAATCATACGAGCATAGAGAATGTGGTTATCGTAACGCCGGCAGTTGAATCCAACCAACTTGAACTTGATGAGTTCCTCGATCTCTTTCGGCTTGGGGTTGATCATGCGGACAACTTGCTTGCCAGCACCTTGTACCTTCCAGTTCACCAAGAAGAGATTCGGGAATACCTCCACATCGTAGAATACGATTGGCTGATCCCCATCTTCTCCAGGCTTGGAGGGTTCTTCGGACTTAAATCGCATCTTATTGACAAGCTTGATGCAATAATTCGCCTGATTGGTACTGTTGGCCGCGAATGCGAGGACCGCATTTCGCATATCCGTCACATCATAGTGAAGTCCGCTATTGTAGGCATCTTCAAGGATTTTGTAGATGAAATCAACAGAAGGCTTTGTTGCCGCGTGATACTCCTTATTGAGGTTTCTGCGGATCTTGGTTCTCAGTTCCTTCTCTGATTTCACTCCTTCGAAGTTGATCACTTTACCATCTCCTTTCAACGGCAAGCCCGAACTCAGGCTTGCAATCGGAAGGTTGTTGCACTTTGTCAACTTTCTTCGCAAGCTACTCAGGCCCGAAAATACCTTAATTTCCACATGGTCCTCATAGGCCGCACTCAGCTTCTCCGGATCTCCTGTATAAATATAATGGAGGTGAATTCCGGCTCCAGACTTAGAGAGTTCCGCATAAGTCTGAGGCCACTTACTGGCGGCTTCCAAATTCTTTTCGAAGCACTTTTTTCCATCTTGGTCCGGAATATCAAAGTCGATCACGATGTGATGGATTGGCACCTTCACATAATGAAGACGATGTGTATCGACATCTTTCAGTGTTACTCGAACATCCGACCACTTTTTCATGGGTGTCTCGTTGTCACTCGCATATTGTGCGAAGCAATCCTTGCATTCCATGTCAAAGATAGACGGCTGCTCACGGAACTTCAACCACGAGTCGTCCGGATCAGCGTTTTTCTTCTTCTTTTCCGGCTTCTCCGCAATAGTGACGGAGTCGAATTTCTCGATCTTAAACCCGTAGAAGGTGAATGGTTCTTTCCCTTCCGGAGCGGTTCGATCGTAATACTCCTCGAAGTAATTCTTCATCTCCGACTTGAAGTTGCGCTTATTGAGTAGGAATTGCATTTTTGCTTCCTCGCAATAGGTCTTATACATCTCCCAAGCTTGTTTGAGGGATGTAGAAGGCTCTTTCTTGAATATAAAGTACGAATCCGCAACAAAGTTGTAGAAGTCATTACTTTCATCAAGCATGGAGGTCGGTACATATCCGTCATAATATCCAGGAGACTCCATATAGACATTCAAACAGTGTGTGGCAATAGCACCCAATTCGAATTCAACCTGCTTGACGAGCTGATTGTATTCTCGTGTGGGAACCTTACGACCGGACGGAGACACGTCGATAAGTCGTCGAATGAGACCAGACTTCGCGTCTGTGATCTTTACAGGTTTATTGGTTCCCATGAATAGGAATGCCTTGAATTTACTCGAATAGGCAGACTTAAATTTCTCATTCACCGTCATAAGTTCGTGAGAAACGACACTGTTCAGTCGAGTATTGTCTTCGATTCGAGATAAATCGCCATCGTGTTGAATGGCTACCAACGGATTGGTTTTAAACGATTCCAGAGCAAAGGCTGCGTTTGCACTACCCAATGCTTTTGCATCAAATACGGCATAGTATCCTTCAAATAGTTGCTGTATGATGTTGATCACGGTTGATTTACCGCTACCCGCTGGACCGTACAGCACCTCGAATTTCTGGATTGTCTTGGAGTCGCCAGATACAATTGCTCCGATTGCCCATTCGAGCTTATGTCGCTCTTCTGGATCATACAGAGTAGACATGAGTTTGTCATAACTCGGGCATTCACCATCCTCTAAGGGATACGGGAGTTTCTTTGATGCATAGTCTCGCTTCTTGACATCGGTATTGGCAAATATCAATTTCTCATCGAGCATATGAAACGAATCTCGCATATCCCTTTGACAGAATGTGTGAAACCGGTCGATCATGCGCGTTTCCGAATCCCATAGATGAAGAACTCGGATTCCAGGCGTATTGGGATAGTTGTCCTTGACAAATTGATCAAGTTCAGCGTCAATTAAGCGGACTGCATCATATTCGTCAGTCGACCACAGACGCTTTTCTTCATCCCAAATTGCATAGAACGCGCCGCCTCGAATCATCAGATCGTTCGATTTCGAGACGATGAATTTCGGATATACCTCAATGCCTCCACCTCTAGGACATCTGGTGGCGACCATCAAGAAATCCATGTCTTACTCCTTCTTCGTCGCGTCCTCCAGTTTCTGGATCTTCTTACAGAGATACAGGAATCCGCCGATGCCGGCGAGAATAGCAACGTTCTGACGCTTTGCATACTTTTTAAGCATGCGCAAATTTTCGTTCATCACATCGACATTCTTGTTGAAAATCTCAATATGATGATTGTAGTGACGAATGAGCGACGTCTGACAGCCAGCCAACTTTTTGAAATCCTTATTGGTCTCAATAATCGCACCGCTGCTCTCGCCTACGGCCTTCCAAATCTTGGCGAATTCTTCAGCTATCTTTTTTTCATCCATGTTGGTGTCTCCTTTACAAAATCGTATTCAGGTACCACATCATCTGATACCAGATGTCCACAGCTCGAAGATCGTAGGGACAATCTTCAATTGTGAATAGTCCTCCTCGTCCGTTAGCCTCGTAAGTGCGATTTAGGAAAATATCAAGAATACGATCGACTTCTCTCTCATTATACCGGCTATCGCTCATTGAACCAAGCCCAAGAGAAACAATCATATTCCAAAACCATTGACCGGTTCGATTACCGACCGTGTCGTCTTCCATAATTCGCTCCTCACATGTTCTGGCGAGGGCTACCATCATTTCCAGAATAGAGCACTCTCGAATATCAAGCAAATGCTCTATTGTACGATCCGGATAGTGATTTTCATAACCAAAATCATACCGCAAATCTACGCCATGTCGTGCTCTATATTCATCCATTGGGATGATCCATGTGAATGCTCGAGCATCTAAATGACGCATGAGTTTCTCATACGATAGATTCCTTGAATACTGCTGATCACCCATCACGAGACCGCACATCCACTGGAAGTAACGCTCGTGCAGTGCATCAGCTCTGGTCATTTACTCGTCAACCTCCAGTTCGTGAATATGACGCTCCGGATAGATCGCATCATAGGAACGCTCATCCAGCGTGATCTCGTAGTCGGTCATCGTATTCTCGTTACGTACGTGACAGACGCCTTCCTGGAAATCACCGAAGTAGCCCATGAAGACCTCACCGATGGCCTCAGAGATATTATCGACCGGATCGTCCTCTTCGTCAGCAAGGACCTTATCGCCCTCATACCAAGTCAGACTGACTTCCGAATACCCGTCTTCTCGACCGAATTCCTCCGGAGCGATGAGGTAGATCCCGCCGTAAGCGTTCATTTCCTTATCCTTGTAAGGGTCCTGCTCGATGTCACCCCGGTCCTGAGGAGGAGCATTGAGCGGAGTGAAGAATTTGCCGTAATTGACACGATGCTTCTCGTAAGCTTCGGTGATCTCCTCTTCGACAGACTTACGCTGCTCCACGACGTGCTCCAGAGGAGAAGATTCCTTTTCCGGATTGCAGTCCGACTGCTCCTCCTTGTCAGCCATAGCATTGATCTTATCGCGATAATACTCGCGCATCTCGTCGATTTCTTCATCGGCACGAGCTTCTGCCTTACGATAGGCATAGTAATATCCGCCTGCGGCACCAACAATGGCACCGAGAGCGAACCAAATAACGTTTTTCATCGTTTACCTCCTTGAGCGAGTTTCGGAGCCGTTTGGATCAAACCGACTCCAATAATAACACTACTAACACCGCCTCCGATTAAAAACAATCCGACAATGTTAAACAAATATTTTTTCATGGCCACGATCACCGAAGTTTGTCGGCGTTAGCCAGAAGCATAATGCCACTAACGCCAATTCCAACAAAACAGCATCCGACCACAATACCTGCTCTATAAGCATTTTCGGCAGTCAGAATTGCTTTTACAGCTTTATCCACGGTCTCTTTAACCCCTTTCCAGAGTTTCTTCAGTCTTGCCTTCATGAATATCATTCCTTCCTCAAATCGAGAAATAGTGGTCGCCTTCTTTAAAGGCTGGCGTTGCCCAGCTATGGTATCGATTAGTTCGAAATGCAATAACGTCCGAATTCGTCCGATTACATAATTCTTCAATCACCAACCAACGAATGGAGTCCCATTCCGGATAGCAATAGATTGCTCCAGTAGTGACACAGTCAAATTGGTTCTTTGCGGTAATGATCGACAAAATATCATCCCCCGCAAAGCGTTCGCTGTCCACTCGATTTAGTATCGTATCGACGACCAAACGTTGACCGTATTCCGATTGGTTTCCTGCCTCGGCATACGTGACTCGTGTCAACATCTCGATCTCGTACTCACTGTAGTTCTCAAGCCCAACGAATCTGGGTGCTTCCAAATATAAATCAGCCGCGGAGAGAGGGGCTTCGGGCATTACCACTTCTTCGGTCTGCATTGGAACCGGTTCCGGTATTGGCTCCTCGTAGGTAACCAACTCATGAATGGTGGTAGCGCTAGAGCCAACAACGAGCCCTAACGCCAATCCAACCAAACCAGATACGAACCATTCACGCAGACTTTTTCTAATGTGTCCCATAACGGGGCCTCCTTATGTTAGATTTCTTCGCCGATCAGAGAATCGATAGGACCCTGAACGTTGAAGTCGAGAATTACGCTACGCTCCATACCGTTGACGAACTCAGAAGCGCCACGACGATTTACATCATAGATACCGAAGTCGATATAATTGTCCGCCTTGGGGTTCTTGGCGTCGTAGTACCAACCCACATGCTGACCGGCCCTCGTCGGATCAAATCCGAGAGACTTATAGACTTCGTTCAGGAATACGTATCCTCTTTTCTGGAGAATATGATTCCAGTAGTTGAGCTGGCCATTGATGAAATAGAGATTCAGCTCGGCATCCTTCTCCCAATTATCATTGAGTTCATCGAAGATGCGAGCATAGACCGAAGGAATACGACCATCTGGAAGAACGGTAACCTCTTTCTTGGTTTTCTTCTTCTTACCGGTTTCGGGATCGATCGTCTCTTCTTCGACCTTCTCTTTCACGAGGCCATAGCGAAGCTCTTTGTCGACCTCATCACCGTAGCGATCACGGACGTTCTGACGGTATTCCTTGAACCCCTTATCGAGAAGCTGATAGGCAGCCGCCAGAGATGCATTACGTTTGGAGAGAATCTTATGGCCATAGAGAATCGAAGTGATGCCGAGAGCACCAACACCAACGGCCGGAGCATAGAGCTTGATGACCTTCCATGCAGTCATGCGGACAAGGATCTTCTGATCTGCATCCGCCAGTTCACGGGTGTAGGTGCCACCGTCTTCCAGCTTACCGCCGACAGAATCTTCGATGTTCTGTTTCATGGTTTCATGGCCCTCCATTACCTCGGTAACCTTAAGGGTTGCCTTACAGGCCATAACCGTGGACGTAATGCCGAGTGCAATACCGGCACCTGTAAGAATCTGCGGAGAATTCTTCTGAATGAAGAACTTCGACCGATAAAAAACAGACTTTGCTGTGTTTGCAATAACCTTCGTAGAGAGTTTCATATTAGGTTATCCTTTCTTAAAATTTCTTAGGATTCGGCATGACAACATACCATCCGTCTTTCAGCCAGATAGGAATGAAGAACCGAGCATTAGACCATCCATGAGAGACGGCGTCCAATGTCGTCCACTCTCCATCTATCTTGCCAAATATCATTTGCACGTCGTGCACCGTAATACGTCCGTAACGGTCCGCCATACGCTTGAGCGTCTCGATGCGAGATTTCGCCAAATATAACGTCGACGGATCGCTATGGAATTCCTTTTTCGTCGAGATCATGATACAGTTACTCCTTTAATCCAACGGAGCAGGCTTCGGCATACGAATATAATAGCCATCACGGCCACTTGCGATGTCTGCCTGGCGTAGATCCGTCCAGCCATAACGGTGAGCCGTAAACGGAGGCGTCTGATCGACCACTTCATAGAAGTCCGCAACCGAGACAATCTTATACCGTCTCAGGATGTTGTCGAGCTCATCCAGGACACCTTCCGCATCTCGACGGGTTCGGAACGAGAACTCATCGAAGTCATAGGCACTTTTTCTCTGAGGAGGATCATCTCGTCTGGGATCGCGACTGTAGGAACCATAGTCCGTACGATAACTGACATAGGTTCCTCCGGGTCTCCGGTCGCCTCGACGAGTCGAACCGTAAAATATAATGTTGACCGCATCCGTCAGGGAATTAGCAAAGAAGTCCTTCAGCATCGGAACAGCAACATCGTTCCAGATATGACTGCCAATGCTTCCACGATCGTCGGAGAGAATATTGTCTCCGATTTTGCTTAATGGAGAACGTTTCTTTGTCTTTGCCGGAGCAGATAAAGAGACCTTATTGATCTCCTTTTTCGGATTCTCCGACGTCTCATTCCGTTCGGCATTCCGTGCGGCATTCGAATTGTTCGGGTATTCTGCCATTGTTACACTCCTTCTCTCACCATAGTGAGGTATTTTGGGTTTAGCTTGACTTCCCAAACCGGGCAATGGTTGATAACCGAATACCGATAGCAGAGGTTTGATAGTGCCTTCTCTTTGCTAACAGCCATCGTCACAGAATCCCATGACGACTTTCGGATATCACCAAACAAATTCCGGACAGGACCCTTATATCGATACTCGTTCATACAACCTCCAAAAATGAAAAGCGAAGAGACCTTGTTAGGTCTCAACGCTCGTCGAATCACAACTTGCTCGGATTACTCCTCAGCAGAGTCGTTGCCAGTATCCGCCTTGCTCTCCTTCTTGGCCAACTTCTTAGCCTTGTGAGCCTCGATGCCATCCTTGATCTTGCCACCAAGCGGCTTGAGGGCCTTCTTGTAAAGCCACTGGGCTCCAAGAGTAGCTCCAACGCCGATTGCGACACCGATCAGGGTGCTGCCACCGTTGGACTCATCATAGGTTTCTTCCGCCGGAACCGTTTCGGTCTCGAGCTCCTCGTTCTCCATGACAACATTGTTCTCTTCCATTTTAGAATACCTCCATAAAAATTTTGTTGTGGATTTCTCCATAATACATCTTGTAAATTTCGCGTGCTTTATTTGAGAACTTCCGGCTGTGTTGCATAGTCGAACACAACACAGGGTTCTCCCTTATCGGTGAGCTTTGAACTGAACATCGGTTCAATGAATGACTTGTTGACATCCCATCCGATATCATCCCCGAATGGAATGCGGTCCAAATCGATAGCATCATAGACATCATTGAGCGTTATGTACATATCGCCCAACATCTGCCGGGAGAGGTTGTTACAAATCTCACGCAATGTTTCTCGATCTGAGACAAAATATCGTCCGGACCAGCGATCGAAATAGAGACTCTTCCCCGAAGGAACATACGGGATCTCCTGATCGTTTGTAGGAATCCGTTCGGATGTCTTCTGTGAGACCTTCTCACGAATCTCGTTTGCCTTCTTCTCGTCCAGAGACTCGGTGATGGCGGACTGATAGTCCTTCAGAGTCTCCTGCGAAATGGTATAAGCGGCCGCAAGAGCAGCGTTGCGCTTATGTTGCTGGCGATTGCCCATTACGATACAAGCGGTACTGAGACCGGTAGACAACGCAACGGGCCAATAGTTCTTCGCATAGATCTTCACACGATCCCGCGTCCGAATCGGCTCATTGTACTTGTCTGCATAGTACTCTGCATCTTCGATTTCCGCTTTGGCTCTTGGTGCGATTTTCATCGTCATACCGATGGTCGTAAGGAATCCTCCGATTCCAATGCCAGTCAGGATTTCCGGACTATGTTTGGTCATGTAGACCTTGATCGAATTACCGATCGCTTTCATAGGGATTTTCTTCATTTGTTTCTCCTTTCAAAAGCGAAGAGAGCTTGTTAGCCCTCTTCATTTTGGCGTTCGGCGAGAACCTCGTCGACGGTTTCACGGATCTGCTCCTCCATCTGTCGCTGTTCGATGATTCCAGTAATGATACTGAGAAGCGTCGTACAAGCGAGTCCGATGTTAGCAAGCATGTTCCATTTCTTTGTCATCCGTTCTTACCTCCTTTCCATAATAGATCTTGCAAATTTTGCGGATATCAATGGAGCGGAACCGGATAGAACTGAGTCTCAATTGCTGTGACTTTCACCGTACCGCCCTCGCCATCATCGATCTCATAGGGCTCCTCGTCCAGAAAGTCGATCCAGTAATCCTCCAGGCACATGGATACGATAGCATCGAACATACCAACATCCCAACCGCGTTCGTCACCACCAGGGACTTTATCGATTCCAAGAAATCCGTAGAAATCATTGATGGTCACAACGCCGGTTTGCTGGAAGAGCTTGTTGAGATTATACTTCGCTTTTTCGACAACCAGCGGACTTGCTGTGAAATATCGTTCTGAGATAGCATCCCAATAGAGTTCATCCTCATTCGGATAGGTCTTATCCCAATGGGAACGAGCAATATTCTCTCGTGCCATCTTATCGAGTTCCGGATTCGTCGACCGGATTTCGTCACGATACTCCTGATACGATTTTCGAAGAGCGACATAAGCCGCCGTCATAGCAGCGATTTGCTTCTGGTCTAAGCCATGCCCTAGCCAAATGCACGCAATCGTTCCAGTAGCAGATACAGCAGGCTTCCAGAATATCTTTACCGCTTCTTCTGGTGTCGGATCCATCGAGTACATGGTATAGTCGTCATGCGCTTTCCAACCAAAATATCCCGTTGCGATGACGCCTAATGACGCCGCCAGAGACGAGACGGTTGAGCCATTACGCTTTAACCATCGCTGTGCCAGACGAATCTCCTTTTTCCAATTGAATTTCATTGCGATACCTCCATTTCTTGATTCCAGCATTGCTTACAAGTCACTAACAAAGCTTTATTCTGCTGCATGCACGGTGGATTTTCTCGAATCGACTGATCTATACGACAAAGCAACGGATAGTTTTCCGGACATCCCCAGACCCCTCCCAAAAATTTTTCGTTAAGTTCTTCGGGATAATGATCTCTAATCCATTCTTTTCTTGTCATATTTTGCCCCTTTCAAAAATAAAGAGAAGAGGCCTTACTTGGCCTCATCCTCTTTGGATTCCACATACTGATATCCGCAGTTCTCTGCGAAGAACTTCATGAAGTGATCGTCGCTTATGCACAATGCTGTAACTCCAGCAATGCCGAGAGCCACACCAACCACTAAGCCAGTCGTCACACCAAGAATTGTCTTCGTGTCAAATACCTCCAAATATAATTTAGGTCTCCCCATAATACAACTTGTAAAATTTGCGCGAAAAGAGAAGAGGCCTTACTTGGCCTCATCCTCCTTTTTGGACTTGATAAGAAACACACCATCATAGCCGGCGAACTTCACAAGACGTTTGGTATAGTCTTCGTCCCCCTGCATGCAATACAGCTCAAGCGTTGCGAACGCAAGCGCTCCAGTAAACATGCCGGTCACAAAACCAAGAAACGTTTTCATAAATATTACCTCCATAAATTAATGTGGACTTATGTCCATAATAGAAGTTGTTTATTCTGCGTGAAAGGAAAGAGGCCTTGTTAGGACCTCTTTTTCCTTTTGAACAGTGCATAGAAAATCGCGATACACACGATTAAATCTCCTGCGATGAGCATAAACATTGTTCCGCCAGTCAAGACGATTAATGCCGTGACTACCGCCAACGCAATGATACCGCAGAGTAAAATTGTGAATAGGATCATTCATATCACCTCCATAAAGTAGATTGTAAATTTCGCGTACTCCAATCTCTTCGAGACAGGAGAAAGAGAAGAGCCCTTGTTAGAGCTTCTCCTCTTTGTTTTCTCCACACTCCAATTCAATGCCGATGAACAGCATGACTATAGCAGCGAAGAACATACCGATAATCTGGTACCAAGTTAACATGCTAATGCTTGTTGCGACAAGAGCCATTAACGAGACTACCATTAGTTCGATAAAGTTAATCATCTGACGATACATCATAATTCTCCTTTTATTGATAAACTGTAGTGTTTTGTCTTCCATAAAAGGATGTGTTTTTTTCGCGCGATATCATAGCATATTGCTCCTAAGGACCAATACGGACAAAATGAAAAGAAGCATACTAATTTGTATAGCTTCGTTATCATTAGAACTCCTTGTTTTCATTTTCCATCATAGTCATAGCAATAATGCCAGCGACCAGAGTAATGCCACTAAGAATCATCATAATATCACGCTCCTAAAATTATTAAATTTTAGTATACTTCTCTCCATAATAGGACTTGTAAATTTCGCGTGAACTAATCGATCATACTTCGTATAACCGAAAATTAAAGAGAAAAGGGCTTGTTAGGCCCTGTTCTCCAGTTTTTCGAGTTTCTCCAAAATAATGTCTTGCTTGTTGGCAATGCCGATGATGATGCGACACAGAAGTTTGTTCTCCTCGATCAGATCAGTCGCCAGACCGTACGAAAGCCTCTTCTCCTCGAATTCGGAATCAGACATGTTCTCCACGTCATCCTTCTCCTTCGAGCGATCCATGAGCTGTTTCGTACGATTACGGACGTCTTCCTCTTTCTCGAATAACATCTTCAAATAATCGTTCGTCATTTCTAATACCTCCATAAAATATAATTTTGGAATTATCTCCATTAAAGGCATTGAAAAAATTGCGCGAAGAAGAAGAGGGCTTGTTAGCCCTCATCCTCAAAGAGATCACTCTCATTATTCTTATGCTTCTTGAACTTGAGTTTGACGCTCTCGAACCAGCAGCAAATCGTATCCCAGTAGTACCAGGTCCACAGAATTGCTTCTCCGATCAATGTGATGATCAGAGCCCACTTATACTGCTTAACCATGTCTCCACGGGTATACGGCTGTGCCGCCCATTCACGATATTTCTTCATCATAATTCAATACCTCCATAAAATATAATTTTGGAATTATCTCCATTATAGAAGTTGCAAATTTCGCGCTCTAGTTTAGTTGAAAAAGAAGAGCCCTTGTTGGGGGCCCTCCTTAGCACAGATATAAAACCTCATTTCGCAAGAATGACATGAGTTTGTATGTATCTTGCCTCGAAAGATTTTTGCATCTCCATTCTTCTTTGTCTTCATCCTTTTGGATCAAACTTCGAAGTTGGACTTTTCCATCTCCCAATGGGACGACATATAAACCATCGTTAATCTTATGTGCTTCAGCCATTTATATCACCTCCATTAAGGAGGCTGTTTATTTCGCGTACTCCAGTCTATTCAAGGAAGGGAGAAAAATAAAAGTGTATGTATTAGTCACGTCCGGACTAGCGACAGCTCCTTCTCCGACAACGTCGTCGCCAACCTCCAGAGGCAGATTGATCAGAAAGTCGCTAAGGCTGATGTGGCGACCACTGCAGACATCGAAGCAGGCACCTCCACCACCAAATGGGTCTCACCCAAGGGGTTGAAAGAGGCGGGGATAGAAAGCTATCAAGTTGGAGATGTTCTCTGCACTGCAAGAAATGATCTAGGGGATAAATGGGCGTTGTGCAATGGAGGTACATTGCCGAAAATTGAATATCCAAAAATGATTCCGTTGCTTCCTGATTTTGGAAGTCCGTGGACAAAAACAGATATTTTAACGACGACTTCGTCGAGCAATACCGCTAATTCTATAAACGGTATTGCTTATGGCAATGGATATTATGTTGCCGTTGGCAATAATCAACTATACAATGCCACAATATCATATGCAACGAACTTGGCTGGCCCATGGACAACTCGTACTTTATGGACCAACGGTAGTGGCGCAGCTATAAACAATATTATCTTTAGAAATAACCAATTCATATGCTGCGGGTATAATTATAATAATGTATGCGTCGCATATGCTTCTAACCCTTCGAGCGATTGGACTATCAAAACTATTTATTCCGGGTCTTCGAATGCTAGTGTATTTGATTTTAAATTTTTGAATGGGTACTATGTCGCATATGGAATGATAAACAATCCTAAAACTGGAAATCGATATATAGACCTAATCGCATATACAAACGACATAACCGGCAGCTGGACGACTATTAATATACATGAATACGGATCAACATTAGGTGGACGTTGTACATATATTAATGGCTACTATGTTCTTAATGGCGGGCTCTACGTTCAAATAAATTATAATACTGTCGAACAATATGCGTGTTTTTGGTATTCGACATCGTTGGCTGGTCCTTGGACAGAAGTTCGATTAGAAAAACAAAGTGGAACCCAGAATGAAGTAGCAGATATGGTATATTTTAATGGCAAATATATTGCTATATCATTTAATGGAAAGCTGTTTTATTCTAATCAGATAGATACGGGCTGGGTATATGGAACACCCCAATCGATGACTGAGGTGACTGATCTAATTTCATATGGCAAATATATACATACCTGCGGCGTAAAGAATTCTAAACTATATAGATCGTTTATTGATTCTCCTACTGGAATTTGGAATGATATAGACATGGGTTTTTCCAAGGATGCCTATAGTCGTGGTAGATTAAACCATGACACATATGGATGGACAATATCTGGTCGTATTAACTATCTTGGATCCATTGTCCATTCTGATCCTGATAATCTAATCCTTCCAATCATCACCTCTGATAAAACCTACAACTACATCAAAGTCAAGTAAAGGAGTAAAATACGATGATTACAAAACCTCTTCTTCCCCCGAAAGCAGGATACGTTGAAATGATCGGTCCTGATGGACAGCACGTATATCAGCGTATTCCTCAGCCGATCGATGATACCGACGCTATGGTCGTGGATCATGAATACCGCTTGGCTCTTCTGGAGCTGGGCTTGAATGAAAGTGAGGTGTAACGAATGCTCTACAGAGTCCTGAAGCGTATGATCGAGCGCGGTCAGATTGACGGCATGGCTGAAAAGCTGGATGTCTTCTATGCGACCGGTAAGATCACTGAAGCGCAGTATACGGAGCTGACGCAGATGCTCGAGAACGCGAAGTAAACCAGCCATTAATTCCTTAGGGAACAGCACTCCACTCTCACGAGTGTTGTGAAAAAGAAAAGAGAGGGGAAACGTCGCGAATGACGCAACCCCTCTTTTTCTTCGTCCTATCTCATTCAGATAAGACCGTTACGGAGTGAATTAGGCATCAACCTTCTTCGTGCCACCGTACTCCTCGGTCACCAGCTCGGGCAAACCGCACTCGTTGATCAGGATGTCCGCAACCTGCTGCTTAAGCTTGTTGGGAACCTGCTCAAACTCGGTCTTGCCGAGAATGACGCGCTGAGCGAAAAGCATAGCCATCATTTCACGATCTCCTTTCTCTAGAAATAAATATAGGTTTAACGCTAAATTAGCGAGAACCTTACGCATAGACAATTCCAGCCATTTCTGCAATGCAGTCCTCGAGGAAGTCATTCTGGTCCGAAGCCGCCTTGATCTGCTGCTTGAGGAGATCATTCTCCGATTCGAGAGCCGTAACACGTTCCTCAGTAGTCGGAGGAGGAGGAGCAGGAGGATCCTCTATTACCGGCGGTTGGTAGCTATCTGTTTTTGGGTCGTAAACATAATTTGGTTCCACGTTATCTGGAACTTCTTTGCATAATGATGCAAATTGAGTACCATACCATTTTTCAACAGGAAGAGCATACTCCGGTATGATTTCAACAACAACGTTGTTTTCAATTCGAGCTACTTTCATGCATCAAACCCCCTTTTATAAAGATAAACTGCTCCGTCAGAACCTTTGCCTGAATAGCATCCATAATCTGAGGATATAACTCCGCCTCCGCCATTTCCATTTCCGGTTGCATCTGCACCATCAATAACTCCAGTTTGATTGGTTGCATATGCGTTA